TGCGTCTCGCTACGCCCATGAAGAGAAATCCTTCTGTGGTGTATCGAACGGAAAAGGCGCATGGTCTGTACAAAGGAAAGGCTGTCTTTGGCGATGGTCTGTACGTCGGCTTGAGCAAATCGCAAGTTGCAGAGATGACGCTCGATCCGGACCGGGAAGCTGACGACGAAACAGTCCCTGATCATGGAAGTGTGAAGGCGTTGCAGTTTCCTAAAGATTTGAAGGTGCTTTCGATTCAAGAGACCGATCTTCCTGGGGGAAGTCGTATTTGGGATCCTGCGCGAATCAAACAGGCCGTTCTTGATGCCGGATACGATGCTTTGCATGTCAACAGCGAAAGTTTGAACTTTGGAGGGAACCAGATAGTTCTCTATCGCGGTTTTGACAAAAAGCTGAAGCAAATCAAGGAATCTGAATCCGGATATTTGTCGCCACGTCAGCGTCAAATTCTTGAGGGTTGGAGCGGCTATCCATAACTGATATACTTGGGGGCATGGACTTCCCAGGACGCAAGGAAACCGAAAAACAGATAGCGGCTGCTGTTCTTGATGTGTTCAAGGCTGCATCTTCTAAGCTGTTTTTTGGCATTGAAGCGGTCAATTCTGCCATGAGGCTGGCGCTCAAGAAGTACGTCGGTCCTATCTTCGAAGCTGTCGCGCGTCGCGTCACGTCGCTGTTTGTGGCGATCATTGGCAAGCCAAAAGCGGCTGAGCCAGAACCCGATGGTCCGTATGTGACCGACTGGGACGAGGAGCACGAAATCCATTCTGTGGGTGTTCGGTCCGTCAAGAAGCAGATCCGGGTGCTCGGGGATCAAATGTCCGAGACGAACCGCAAGCGATGGGAACGTCGCCAGGAGCGTCTTGAGGACGATCTTGCCAATGAAGGCTTGCAGGAGTGGGCTGACTCGACTTTGTTTGCTCCGGACCGCGCTGCCACGATCGCTGTAACTGAGCTAACCAGTGCCGTTTCCAATGTCGAGATTGCGGTTGCGAATCGCGCCGAAGAGCTTGGAATCGTGCAGTTGGCGACCTGGGTGACTGCAAAAGACGACCGTGTTTGTCCTATCTGCGCGCCGTTGGATGGGCTAGGCGAGAGGTCTTGGAGGATCGATTTTCCATCGGGACCACCTGCCCATATCAATTGCCGTTGTTACTTGCATTGGTACCCGTTGCAGTGATTCTGCAATTGTGCGCACAGGCTGGGTACGATTTTCTGCATGGCAACTGCAGAACTGGAACATCGGCTACTTGAATCCTCAAGCGGTTACGATCGTATCGATCGTGATGCGGGGATTATTTATGGCGTGAAGGTGCTCGGGCTGGTCAGCAAGAATGACCGCAGGTATCTTCCCAAGGCTGTTTCTGATGCACTCCCCCTGTATGAAGGGGTCGCAGTCAACATCGACCACCAACGCGACGATCCGAATTCTCGCGTCATCCAGGATCGTCCTATGCGCGATCGTTGGGGTGTTCTTCGCAATGCTCGAATCATCGACGGCGAAATCTACGCCAATCTGCACTACATCAAATCGCACCCCATGACCGAAATGCTGGTTGAGGCTGCGGAGAAGTTTCCTGAAACGTTCGGCTTGTCCCACGATGCAACCGGCGACGAACGGGCGATCAACGGGGAACGTCAGGTTATCGAAATTTGGCGAGTCAATTCGGTTGACGTTGTCTCGCGACCGGCAACCAATGCTGGTTTGTTTGAGTCTGTCGAAATCCCCATTCACTCTGCTTTTGGTAGTCGCATGAAAAAATCGCTCAAAGAAGCCTTTTGCAGGACCGGCAAGGGCGGCAAGGTCGACAACTCGTGTTCTGGCAAGAAGGGGACCGGTCGTGGTCGATCCACGGGTGCCAAGGGCGCTTCTGCGTCAAAGGGTGCCACGGGTGCTGACGCTGCTTCCGGTGCGTCTGGCGTAAAGGGGGCTGGCAAGAAAAAGGCGACCAAGGCTTCTAAGGCGACCAAGGGAACCAAAGCCACGGAGGTTCCTGTTTCACCTGATCTGAAGGCGAAGCTGAATCACTTGGCTGCTAGCAGCAACATGCCGAAGCACTTCAAGCCTGCTATGAGCCATCTTGAGCTGAACGGCAAAACCTACAAGCTGGCAAAGGCTGGCGCATGGTCGCACTCTTATGTGGCTGATGACGGCACCAAGGCTATGTACCACAACGGCGACGGTGGTCACTACATCGCGCACGGGACTGATTCTGACGGCGATCCTAACTACGTTCCTGCGCATGCATCGAATCAGCCTGGGGTGCATTCTCGCGACGGTAAGCCGTTTGGCGAAGAGAACAAGTTCTCGGCTTTTCACAACAACGAACTCTATACAAACATGGGGGTCGCTACTGGGATCAAAGACGGGAAGAAAAAGGATCAGTTTGAAGACTCAAGCGGAAATAAAATCTTCCGCGATCACGAGACCAGTGTTTGGACTGACGACAACGGCAAGTATATCGGTGGGCCTGCTTCCAAGACAACCAAGAAGGCTGCTGCCAAAACCGCCAGTCCAAAGTCATACGAGGCTCGCGTTGCTGCTTATGAAAAGCAGGGAATGACGACCAGTGATGCTCAAGGCGTGGTTGATGCAGAGGATCTAAAAGCCGATCCTAATTCACCAATCGGAAAGCCTGTCAAAAAGCCGACGACTTCTAAATCTTCAAGTGCTTACGATGTGGCTGGAAGCATCAAAAAGGATTTGGAGATCAATCCTGTCACCACTTCTAATGCTCGGTACGAAGTGGGTGGTTTTGGCAATACGTGGCTTACCAATACGCACGGCCATGGGAATCACGATGTCGGAAGCCCAACGTACAAAGATGCCGTAAATAAGTATCACGAAACAGCCAAGGGCTTGATTGATGCTGGTCACTTTGATTCGGCTGAGCACGCTCAGAATTATCTCGATTCGTCTTATGGTCGTCACTTGGCTGATGGGATGCATGGCCATGGAGACTTGTCAAAGATTCGTGGTCTTTCAAAGACCATTGCAATTTACAAAAAAGCTGCAGGTATCAGTTCAAAGAGTTCGCCCAAAACCGCCAAGCCTGCGAAAGCTGCTAAGTCTCTCGATGTAACCGGCGCGAAGGTCTTTCACGCTACCGACGAGAAAGCCTACGACGACAAAGTTCGTATGTGGAAAACTGCCGGTGCGAAGATCAAGACGATTGGCGATCGCACTCATGTTTTGAATACCGACGATGGTTCTGTCATGGGGTACATCGACAAACCGAAGTCTGGTTCCTCGGGATCTACCAGCAACTTGACGATCGTCGGAAACGATCCGTCTGCTCAGGTCATGACGCTTGGTGGAAATCCTGTTACCGCTAAGGCAAGTGACAACTTGACGATCGTCGGAAACGCGGCTGGCAAAGCAGCCAAGACTGCGAAACCATCAGCAAAGACTCAGCCTGCTGCATCGTCTGGATCTGATAACTATTTCCAGGACTATGACGGCAATACGTACTACATGCCATCGTCGTCGGGTGATGCAAGCAAAAAAAGTCCATCCGAGAAATCAAAGTCTAAATCCGCCTCAAGTGGTATTCATTCCATTCTTGGTGCTATTGCGACTCCAGGTAGTTCTGACTCGTTGGGGGGCGTGTTCAAAAACAGATACACTCCAAAAATAGGGACCGACTCAAAGGACGTTCAAGCTGCGATTGACAAAGCAGGGTTTGAGTTTGAAAGCATGAATGGTTTCGCCCAGGAGTGGAAGCATCCGAAGACCGGTGAAAAGGTAAGTGTTTCTTATCATCCACTCACGAATAAAGTGATGCATATGCATGTTACTCCAGGCAAGGCTGCGAATCCGAAGTCTTCGTCTGGTGCTAAGGATGCTCTTGGTTCTGTCTTGACGCACAAGCCTGTCTCGCACAATCCAGGGCTGTATATGAACGACTCGGGTGCTTCCGAGAAAGCGATTCACGATGCGCTTGTGGCTGACGGCTACAGGCTGAAGCCTGCAAACTCTTACGGTCATTACGTCAAAGGGCTGTACGAAAAACCTGCAGGTCCGTATGGATCATCAACCGCATCAATCAGTTTTGATCCAAAGACGGGGCTTCCGAGGTCTGTTAGCAAGTCATCGAGTGTCATGAAAGATTCGTTCAATCCAAAGGGGGCAGCAATGCCAAAGTCAACGTACAGAGAATTGGTTGAGTCCAACGAGCAGTTTGGTCGGTTCCTTGAGTCTGCCCTGGGGGATGATGATTCCATCGGTGGCGTCGGGGTTTCTTATGACGACAGCAGCGATGCCGTTGGTCAAATGATTTCAGCGTTCCGTTCTGCGATGGGATCGTTGATCGATAACGATGCGCTGTCGACCAAAGAGAAGCTCGCAAAGATGAAGCTGATTCTGGATGCTCGCGAGAGTGCTCTCGAATCCATCGGTGCTGACTTGAGTCCTGTCGAGGATCTTGAAGAAGGCGACATGATGGACGACGAAGAAGCCATCGACGAGTCTGCGAATCCGTTTGCTTCTGGCGACTCCGAGGAAGGCGACGCTGAAGAAGTCGACGCTGAAGAAGTCGACGATGCGGAAGGCGATATGGATGACGATTCCACCGATGAAGAATCGGACGAGGACGAGGACGAAGAAGACAGCCCTGGTGAAACTAACCAGTTTGCCGAGTCCGACGATATGGCTCTCGAAGACGAGGAAGAAGAACCCACTGTCATGAGTGAATCGGCGACTCGTGTCGCTGAGTGCGGTGGTAAGGACTGCAAAGACTGCGATGGTAAAAATATGAAAGAAAGTAACGTTGACGATCTTCGTCTCGAAAATGCTGCGCTTCGTGTGCGCATGCAGCTTTTAGAATCGGGTTGCGAGGTCACTGACGTTCGCGTTAAGGCGTTGCTTCCGTTGAACGAATCGGAACGAGTTCAGCTCATGGAATCATGGACTGGCACTCAAAAACGAGGAGAGCGTGAAGGACGACCGGCGCGGTCGCCATCGGTTTTCACGGAGTCGGCAGCGGCTGACGGTGGAAGCTACCCAACGGACAGCAAAGAGTTTGCTCGGCAGTTGGGCTAGGCGTTTTGGACGGTTGGTTGGCTGATTTTTACTGATTCACTTTTTAGGGTTACTCACCCAGGACGAGGATAAAATGCGAGGACTTTTGCTACCCCCACAGCACCTGTTGCTTGGTAAGTCGTTTGGTTTCTGTGATCCGTTTGTCAGCAAGGACACCACGTTCTGGACGACTACGGCAACGGATACCGGCGCTGCCGTCATGACTGATGCGGCTGGTGGTGTTATTCAGTTGCAGCCATCGGACGGAACGGTCGCCGATAACGATGAGGTGTACCTGCAAACGACCAGCGAAATTTTCAAGATCGCTGCTGGCAAGCCAATTTCGTTTGCTTCTCGCGTTCAGTTTGCTCAGGCAGCTACCAATGCTGCGAACATCATCTCTGGTCTTGCTGATGCTCCTATCGCCAATACGCTTGTCGACAACGGCGCTGGTCCCAAGACTTCGTTCTCGGGCGCAGCGTTCTTCTGTGTCGATGGTGGTCTGAACTGGAACGTCATTTACTCGGATGGGGCGACTCAAACCAAGGCTGAATTGACGGCGACCAATACGCTGAACAAGACGGCTGCGGTTGCTGCTACGGCAGCGTCTGTGTTCACTCTGCTAGAGATCGACATCGTTCCGAAGACTTCGGCTTTGGTCGATGTGATCTTCAAGATCAACGGATCGACCGTATTCAAAATGATGGACCGCACCTACGCCAATGCCACGGAAATGGCAGCGTTCGTTGGTGCCAAGAATGGTTCTGCTAACCAGCAAGTGCTCAACGTCGACGACGTTTCGGCTTGGCAGGCTGTGTAAGAAACTTGTGTTTTTGTGGCGACTTGGTCGCTGTGTTTTTTGGCTCGGTGTTTCGAAAGGTTCAACATGGTAGTAGACGCAAAGACTCGCCGTCACCAAAATTTGCGGCGATTGTACGAGGCTTCGGTTCGGGATCGCAATACGAATCGGTTCCTCGAAGACTTCACTTCGACGCTGAATGATGATCGGCACGATCTTGGCAGTCGCTGGTCGATTCGTCAGTTGGCTGAGCAGTTCATCCCTGATGGGCGCGAAGCAGTAAATATGCTTCGTCCTACTGGTTCGGGTGGCTTTCAGTTGAAGGAATCGGCGGAAGTCATCGACACTTCGCTGTTCGCAAACATCATCGGACCGGTGATGTATACGTCCACGTTGAACGGCTTCAATATGCCGGGTCTGGTTGGCGATCAGTTGGTCGAAACCATTCAGACTGCATTCTCCGGGGAGCGTATCCCTGGCGTCGGTCGAATCGGTGACGACGTTGATATCGTCAACGAAGGGTCGCCGTATCCGAACGCGGTTCTTGGTGAGGAGTACGTTGATACTCCTGAAACCATCAAACGCGGCTTGATCCTGAACGTGACTCGCGAAGCGATCTATTTCGACCGCACGGGCGTGCTCTTGGCTGAGTGTGCTCGCGTTGGTGAACGGGTCGCCGTTAACCGCGAGAAGCGAATTCTGGACGTTGTAACGGGCATCAGCACGGTTTACCGTCGCAATGGCGCGGCTGCTCAAGCTACCTACGCTGCTGACAACACGGTTTCCAACACGTTGGCAGACTGGACGAGCCTGGATGCCGTTGCTCAGAAGTTCAACGTCATGACGGATCCTATCACTGGCGAACCGATTTCGATCGATGTCGTCGCGATGTTGGTTCCAAAGGCGTTGGCTGTTCTTGCGAACCGCATCATCAATTCGTCGATGACTCGCCAAGGATCTAGCACTGGCAACAACCAGACCTACGTTCAGGGGAATTCGCTGTACTCCACGGGTGCTCCGCAGGTCATCACGGGTCAGTATGTTCGTCAACGAACGGGCAGCGACGCGACTTGGTTTGCTGGCGATCCAAAGAAGTCGTTCGTCTACATGCAAAATTGGCCCCTGACAGTTTCGCAGTCCGACGATTCGAGCGAGGTCGGGTTCACTCGTGACATCGTCCTGCGGTTCAAGACTTCGGAACGTGGCGCTGCTGGCGTTCGCGAACGGCTGTACATGGTAAAAAACACCTAGTTCGGCATGGTGGTATTCACCAGGGAAAACTTGTATAAATGGTGGGGAGTGATCCCCACCATTTTTTTTGGAGTGAGTGAATGTCTACAGATGGAAACTTGACGGCGCTTGAAAATGCTTCGCAGGCTGGCACCACGGGTGCGGCTTCTGCCCAATCGGAACGGTCTGGTGGCAGGCAAAATGCAAAGCCTACTCCCGTAGTTTCGGACCAAAAGGAAAGTTCCGCGAGCAATCTTGAGGCGCGTCTTGCTGCTCTTGAGGCTGGCGAGAAAGCGTTGAAGGAAAAGCAAGCCGAGTTGCTTGAGATGCAGGAGAAGATGCGCGCGGCAGAAGACTCGGACCGGCTGCGACCTGTTCGTCCGTCAGAGGCTGTCTGTGTTGGAAACGGATATCTTTTCGTCGTCACTGGAAAGAAGGATTCGGACGGGTTACCACGTAAGGAGATCCGTTGTTGCGACGAGTCTGAGGCTTTGCGGTGGTATGTTGCCACGACGCCAAACCCAAAAAATCCCACAAAGCAGGTTGATCCTGTCACGTTTCACCTTGATGTTAAGTGCATGGATGCGACTCGAAACGAGCATCGCCAACGCGATCTTCGTTTGTCTGTGCTTCGGGCAAAATCGGACCGTGGCGTTCCATTGACTCCGGAGGAGCAGCAAACGTTGGAAGAGTGGGACTTGGAACGTCTCGGGATTATCTAGGTTGTGCGCATCGGTTCGATAGGATAGCGGACGGAGGTATGTCTCATGTCCGTCCTAGCGTTGCTGAAAACCAGACGTAATTATGTTGCTACTCAGATTTCGGAAATCACCAAGACCACTCTTGGTGGTAAGCCGAATGCAAACACGGCGGATGGTGGGACGACTATAGATCACGTCGCCTATCGCGATTCTTTGTATCGAGAATTGCGAGAGTTGGATGCGGCTATCCAGCGTGAGGCGGTTGTCGCAGCGGCGCTTGATGACTCCGATGGTTCCTGGGAAATCGAATCACAGGTGTATTCCTAACTATGGTCAACCGAATTCCAGTCTCGATTCCTATCAATCAAACGAAGTCGGATGCTGTCCAGATTCCTGACTTCGAGTCTGTTTGTGCGGTGTCAATACTCACGGACGGCTTTCAGGGAGCGACGTTCTCGTTTGAGATTTCGTTTGACAATGGGACTACCTACCTGCCTGTTCGCGCTCTCGGTGGCGCTTCGGTCTACACGGTAACAGCGGCAGCAACCAAGGCGTATTTCCCGATCGATTCTGATGTGTTCTTTGCTTCGCACACGGGTCACGTTTGTTTGGTTCGAGTTGTGTCGGCTGCGACTGAATCGACTGGGGCACGGTCGCTCCTGGTGCATACAAAACGAAGCTAGCTGGAGGTGGTGACGCATGAGTTACGTTATCCCTCAACCGTATGATTCCGATTTGACGCTAATCGCTGAGCAAACAAACACGGCGTATGGTCTATCGTTTTTGGTGCTCGCAGATGCATTGGCGGCGCGTGCTCTGATCGGAGTTTCTAACGGCCTGAATGCTGATATGACTCGGACATCGACTTCGAGTAATTACATCGGGATAGGGCAAAAGGTTTTTACATTTGCCGCATCCTCCAATCTCGGATGGGCTTTAGGTCAAAGAATTCGAGCGACTGCTCTGCCATCTTTTGAATGGATGGAAGGGCAGATAGACGCGGTCACTTCTACTTCCGTTTCCTTTTTTGTTGTCGATGGCTACTTTGGAAGTGGCACCAAAACAAGCTGGACGTTGTCAATCTCTGGCGAGCCTGGGATGAATGGCAACGATGGGCTGGACGGAAGCGTTGGTCCTGCAGGAACAATCTCGATTGGAACGGTAACCACTGGCGCGCCTGGATCATCAGCGTCTGTGATCAATGTTGGGACGGCATCGGCTGCTGTTCTTAACATCACTATCCCTCGGGGCGATACTGGGGCAAGCGGTTCTGGTTCCGGTGACGTATCGAAGTCGGGCACTCCGTCTACTGGTCAGGCTGCGGAGTGGAACGGCGCTTCGACGATCATCGGCGTGGCTGTTGTTGGGACCGGTTCCTACGTCAAGGCGACGAGCCCCACGTTGGTCACTCCTGTTCTGGGAGTGGCATCGGCGACCACAGTCAACAAGGTTGCAATCACCGCGCCTGCAACTGGTGCAACGCTCACGATCCAAGATGGGTTCACGCTTACAGTATCCGGCAACTCAACGCTAAGTGGGACAAATAGCGGCGATGAAACTGGCGCGTCGATTCGATCAAAGCTGGGCATCTCAACGCTTTCAGGTTCGAACACGGGCGACCAAGATCTATCGGCTTATGCGACGATCGCATTCGTAAATTCTGCGGTCACTGGTCTGCTTGATCTCAAGACAACGCTGGATTGTTCTTCAAATCCCAACTACCCAGCGGCGTCGAAAGGCGATTGCTATCCGGTAACCGTAGCTGGAAAGATCGGCGGCGCTTCAGGAGTATCCGTCGAAGTAGGCGACATGATCGCTTGCTTGGTCGATAATGCGGGTGGTACTCAGGCTGCGGTTGGATCGTCGTGGTTTATCCTTGAGCACAATCTTGTTGGCGCTGTCATCGTAGGCGGTGCTCTTGGAACTCCATCAAGCGGAAACTTAATCAACTGCACGTTTCCGACGCTCAATCAAAGCACGACCGGAAATGCTGCGACGGCTACCGCGCTGCAAACTGCGAGGACGATCAACGGCGTTGCGTTCGATGGAACGGCAAACATCACCATCGGATGCGCCCTGGGCAATGTAACGGGCTTTGGTACTGGTGTGGCGGCGGCGCTTGCGTTAGCTACCAATGGGGCTGGTGGTGTTTTGGTTTTGGCTTCAGGTGGTCTTTTGTCATTGCCTGGAACCCTTCGGATGCCAGTCGAGACGCTGACTTACGGCGCGAGCATCGCGGTCGATATCTCGGTGAGTAACAAGAAAAAAGTTACGTTAACTGGAAGCCCGACGTTCTCTGCGCCGATTGGAACTCCAGCCGACATGGACCAGTTAATTTTTCGCATCACGCAAGGCGGAACTGGATCATACACTCCTGGCTGGGGTTCGATCTATAAGTTTCGCGGTCTGCTCGCTTCAATCACTTGGTCGACTGCGGTTGGAGCCAAAGACTACATCACGTTCGTTTACGATTCATCCGTTCCAGAATGGGATTGCGTGGCATTCTCGAAGGGTAGTTGATTATGACTCCACAAGAACTGAAGGCATTGATACTCAGCGACGAACAAGCAACTTCGTTGTTCAACCAGGGAAAAGACTGGGAGTGCTCGCTTCGCTGTATGGATATCGCGCCAAAGGTTCGCAAGAAATTGCAGCTAACTAGAATCGGTCTGCTCAAACTTTTTTCGGATGCAAATGGATTGCCGGGCGCAATTGTCGCCAACGCGATTTTGGATTCTATTGTCGCTATCAGCGCGCAGAATTCATTGGTTGCCAAGGTGTATGACTTTACTGGTCCAAGCACCAATCCAGACTCAATTTTCGATTGGGCTGACGGGCCATCATTGGCAATCCTAATGGCACCAATTGATTCTGGTGGCTGTGGGTTTACGGAAGAACAATTAGCGCCGTTGCTGAGTGCTGCTTTCGAACGCCCTCACATATCTGATCTTGAAATTGAATTCGTTAGGAATCGCATCTAATGCCGGACATTCTCAAGAAAACACCAACGTACACTCAAGTCGAAGCTCCTGTTTCGTTGACTGCTAACACCCTCGGATCGCTTCGGACTTTGGATTTGCGCACCAAGCAAGGAGCACTGATTGGTATTCGGTTCGGCAGGTCCGTCGCTACAGTGTTGAATAGACCTGCCTATGTTTCAATCCGGCGCACTGACGGGAATACACTTTGCATTCCGTCAACAATATTTGACTTCGTGTCGCAAGTAAACGCATGTACTGCAACGACGCTTTCGAGCAGCGCATCGGCTGGAGATACTCAAGTTGTCGTTGTCAGTGGAACAGGGCTTGCGATCGGTGATGTGATTTGCTTCGCCGTAGCTGGAAGATTTGAAATAGCGAGGATCTTCAACATTGTCACTTCCACGACACTTGTGCTTGAAAGACCATTGCTCGCGGCGCATACAAGTGGCGATGCGGTTACGAACTGGGCTGAAGCGGCATGGATATTTTTGCCCGGATGGGAGCACTACGAAATTCGTTGCTGCAACGCAAGCAACCAAACAGTTCTTTTTGCGATCGATGCGGTGATTGATGAGGGCGAATCCTACTGATGAGCCGTCAAGGGGTTGTGCAATTCGAGAATCCTGTAAGTAGGCATCCACTGAATGTTGGGCTTCGGGCGTGGTATTACATGCCTGACTCTAGGTTTGCAACTCAGGGTAGAATTTTCAACTTGGTAAATCGACGATTCAATCCTGGAACGGTATCTGGGACCTTCGGCTTCGGCGCGACGCCGCGAAACTCCATTGCGTTCCGACAGCTCTCGCCTGTGTCGTTCGTCACCGTGCCGGACGGCCTGATCCCAGGGGCTGCCGCTGGAACCAGTGGCACCGTATGCGGGTGGGTTAGAGCGACCGGCCTATGGTCGAGATTCCGCAACGTGTGGCTGTGGAACTCAAGAAATGTCGACGTGAGCATGAACGGAGGGCAGATTGGAGGAGCCGGGGCGCAGCCGTCCGCGTTCATTTTCTCCGCTACGAGGGTGACTGGCACACTGACCACGGACGCACGCTGGGTATGGCTTGCGGCGACTCTTCGCTACAACGGCACGTTGAATGTGTACGTCAACGGCGTATCGATTGGATCCAGTGCCGTCGGAACCCATCAAACGCAAGTCGGATTCACTGCGAGGATTTGGGCGTACAGCGATCCAGTTGCGAATCAAGCTGACTGGCTTGGACCGTACGAATTCGACTACACGCGAGTCTATGACCGGGATTTGAGTGCGGAAGAAATTAGGTTTTTGTATATGGAGTCGCTTGACGGAAACCAGAATACATTAAATCTGGAGCGTCAGCGCCGATATGGGTTCGCTTCTACTCCAAGCGGATCGCTTTTGCAATCTAGCTATTTCATGGCATTTCCAGGATAAATCATGCTCGTTTCGTGGGTTGGTTTCGTCATCCTGTCTTGGCTTGCTGCTGACTTTGTCTCTGGGTTTTTTCATTGGCTGGAGGATAGGTACTTTGACAAAGATTGGCCGATTGTCGGAAAGTACATCGCAACTCCAAATCAAGAGCATCATGCGCGACCGCAGGCGTTTCTAAGTGGTTCTTACTGGTATCGAAATTGGACGACGATTGTTCCTGCCCTGGCGGGACTTGCGGTCTGCTTGCTGGTTCCATCGTTGCATTGCGGTTGGTTGACGTGCTTGTTTTTGACTCAAGCAAACGAACTGCATGCCTGGAGCCATCAGCACGGGCACCTTACAAAGCCCATTGTGCTGATCCAAGAGACGGGCGTTGTGCAGTCGTGTCGTCATCATGCCGAGCACCACCGAAGCCCACATGAGGTGCGCTATTGCGTAATGTCAAACTGGTTGAATCCGTTTCTGGACTGCGTTGGTTTTTGGTATGCTTGCGAGCGTGTTCTTGCTTGTGTCGGTATTCGCGTCAGGGAGATAAATCATGCCTCTTGAAATCACGTTAGTTCCGGACGCGTCACCAACTCTGCGAGCGTACAAACGATCGGACGGTGTCGCGCAGGGCACTCCGATCTCGGGCACGGCGGTCGGTTCTCGATCGGCGCTTTACGAGTTCGACTTGTCGTCGCTTCCGAACGGCGACTACTGTTGTGATATTTCTAGCCCACTTGCGCGTCTTTATGTTCGCAAGACAGGGTCGGTTATTGTTGATGCGGGATCCTGGGTCGACTTAGATGCCGTCACTCGCGTCGCTACGCTTCCCGCCTATGGCGAGTCGCAAGAGTGGGACAGCGGAACGAATCAATTAAACGTCACGATCACGAAGAACTAACATGGCACTTGTAACTACGTTCTGCGAATTCTTCGGCTGCGGTAGCGGTGGTGGGAACCCTTCGATCACTGGTTCGGTCGTCAATCTTTTGTCGGTCGATTACGAGGATGACTGGATCTACCTTGAGGGAATCGAAGACGTTGGTTTTGTTCTTGGACCGCAGCGAGATGCGACCGGCTTGACTGCTCCTACCAGCGGTGTCAAGGCAAAGCGTGCGAGCATGACCCACAACGAGGTCGTGGTTGCGGCTGCTACGATCGGCTACGAAGCGAACGATTGCGTGTTTGTGGTTTGGGCTCAAACTCTGACCAGCAGCGGCACACCGTTCGATCCAAGGCCAGGGGATACAATTCGGGCGTTCGACTATGACTGGATCATCAAGTCTGCAAAAAGGAACGTCGACTTTTCTCAGTATCGGTGCGTCGTTAAGCGATCGGCAAAGCAAGCATGATCCCTCGTGAGTTCATGGCTTCCGATGCTTTGGATGTGATGACTTCGTTCGCGGATGACTTTGAGAGCGTGTCCGTTCGGGATGCGTTCGAAGCAATCAAACCAGACGTTCGCGAGGCGTTTGCTTCTAACTTTGCAAACACTCGTGCACCGTATGGAACGTGGCCCCCCCATTCACCGTACACGGTTGCAAGGTATGGACCGCACCCACTGTTGATTCTGTCCGGCGCGATGCTCGCAAGCGTGACCACAAGCGGTGCTTCGGAGTCGATCGAGGAGACTGGCGATCGGTATATGGTGCTCGGGACTGGGTTTTTCTATGCTCCCTACCAGCAGTTTGGAACCAGGAAGATCCCACCCAGGCCGTTTTTGTGGCTGACTGGTGATGCTGCTGATCAGATTTCCGAGAAATTCCTTGATGCATGCTGGACTATTTTGGTCTGAGAACGGCTATGTAATTATGGAAAAGTCGAAGCGGCAAATAGGGAGCGTGGTTGGGTTGGCGATCGGTGATGCGATTGGCGCTCCGTGGGAGTTCACGCGTGGTCCGAATGTGGTAAATGGATACGAGTCCGGTGGTCCCTGGGATCTTGAGAAAGGGCAGTGGACGGACGACACGTCGATGGCGCTGTGCTTGGCTGATTCGATTATCGAGTCGGGGTGGTCGCTTCGTGATCAGCTTGATCGGTATGTTCGCTGGCACCGCGATGGGTATATGTCTAGCACTGGTTCGTGCTTTGATATTGGCGTGACGACATGCCGGTCGCTGAGTGCTTACCAGAAGACTGGATTCACGATTGCCCCCCATGACGATCGAAGTCGTGGCAACGGTTCGATAATGCGTCTTGCTCCTGCAGCGGTTTATGCTTCTCGTATTTTTGACGTTTGCGGCATGCGCGGCGCTTTGGCTTTTGCGAATCTTTGCGGGACGTCGTCGCTGACAACTCACTCGCATCGGGAGTGCGTCGACTGCTGTGCATTTCTCGGGCTCGTGCTTGGGTTTCTTTACGAGTCGATGAGCCTGGAGGAGTGCTTCAAGCAGGACGCTTGGCATGCGATTCAAATGCTTGAGAGTTTCCCGGAGATCGGGTACGAGGTTTTTGAGTCGTCAAAGAAGCCTGTTCCGTTCGGCGTCAGGGGGCGTGCGATCGATACGTTGATTGCTGCTATTCATTGCGTTGCTACGACGAGCACGTTTTGCGAGGCTGTCTGCAAGGCTGCGGCGCTTGGTGGGGACACGGATTCGGTTGGTGCTGTCGCTGGTCAGATCGCTGGGGCACTGTACGGTATCGACGGCATTGACCATGATTTGATCGGGGGGCTGTTCTGGTCTGACAAAATCACGGCAATGGCAACGGAACTATCGGAGTGGGTAGAAAAGCCAAGAAAAAAATAAGACTTGCGCCAAAGAGACGCGTTGCAAAACCGGAGTGCATTCCGGACTGTATCGATGACGACGTTGTGGTGTATGCTGGCGTGCCGAGCAAGCCTACGGACGCATTGCCTGGAACGGCGGAAAAGAAAAGAGTGCTTGCTGAACGGTTTTCTCGTGGGGAAGATTTGTTTCATCCAGACGATCCTTCTGAAATCATCAACATGATGGAGATGCACTATGGCTTTGTTCTCTCGGGCGATAACGATCGGCAATGCGATCGTGACGATTCTTAATGCCGATCCTGATCTTGCTACCTACGATTTTGTTTTTCAAAAAAAGCCGTACAACCGAACGAATCCAGACTTGGACTTCGGTGTTGTTTCGCTTCCGCAGGTCATGGTTCGCGACTTCGAAAACGAGGAAGAGGAGATTTCGTTTCAGTTTAAGGTGTCGATCTCGCGCCCTGCAGACGGCGATTTGACTTCTGGAATAGAGGACCAATGCGGCGCGATTGAACGTGTCGCAGATTTGTTTCGAAATCGGGCTGGTCGGTATCTTCCGACTGCCCTAAAGGTGACCGCACAGAACGCGATGAATGCGGCAACTACAAGCGGTTACATTGCTTCGACGGCGATCGAAAAGACCACGTCTCAAATCACGGGCATGTTCGTGGACGGCGCGTTCGAAGCGGGTTATGATTCATCGTCGTGCGTCGTGACTGTTATTTGCCGTGCTACCAGGATCTAAAAAATGAGCACTGATGATGTTTCGCTTGATGTAATTCCTGCTCTCTCCGTGCCTGACGAATCGGGAAGTGTAAAAATTGACACTTCGTTAAGTCCTGATGTGGTCGTGAGTTCGGACGATGCGAAAGCCGTAGTCGATGGATACTGGGTATGCGATGGAAAGTGGGTCATGGCTCCTACGGACCACGAGGCTTCGGTGATCTATGTCGGTTTTTTTCGTGCTGAGCCTGCTTGCGTTGTTCCAGCGACTTCGTACCCGGAAAAAGGGGAACACGTCTATTTGATTCGCGACGGTCAGCCTGTCGACGAACTGGCGTAGTGTGCGCATGGGTTGGGTATCATTCCCTTTGGAGGATTGTTACCTATGAGTCAAAGTGCAGCAGCTAGGTTGATGCTAGCCGACGATGCGGCTATCACGACGAATCCGATCGCGGTCGCGTTTTCGGATTGTTCGTTGGCAGGTCCACAAACGATCGCGACGCACATGGGGCACCGTGGAACGCGGCAGCGTGCTTCGTGCCGTTCTCGTGTCGTCTCATCCAAGTCGCAAGGAAACATCACAGGAAATTTTTCGGTCACTGAGATCGACTGGTTTTTGAACCGCGCTCTCGGTGGTGCTACGCTCGGTGCGAACGGAACGCTTGCGGCTTCTGGAAATTCGACTATTTATCCAGGCGAGTCCCTGCTTCCGATCTATGCGCTGGTCGACAAGGTCGCTGCAATCTACCTGTACAACAAACTTCGCATTGCCAGCTTTGAGGTTGGTGGTCAGGAAACTCAGTATCTGAACTGGTCGATTGCTACGGCTGGTGAACTTGAGACGGTCTATGGTTCGGCGTGGCCATCGACACCTGCTTACGAGTGCGGGACTTCGTTCCTGTTCTCGGATTGCACTCTGACTTACAGCGGGACTGCATACAAAATGCAATCGTTCCGGTTGTCTGTCAGCAATGCTCTTGATGCTCAGCAGTACGAAAACTCGATCACTCCGTCGAGGTTTGAAACTCCTGACTTGCAGGTCGGACTGTCTGTCCAGTGTGCGTTGCGATCGGATACGATCGCGCTGTACAACGCTGCGCTCGCTGGTGCGGCTGCGAAACTTTCAATCAGCAACGGATCGACTTCTGGTTGCGTTACCTATGATTTTAATTTTGGAAACCTGAAGTATCGTCAGGGGGCTCCGACCATTCCTCCCCAGGGACGGATCAACATGCCATTGCAGTTTGAGGCGTTCCGTTCGGCTGCTGTTTCCAGCTTTGTGATCGGTGACAATCAAATTCACGTCGCGAAGACTGTTACGCCATAGTCGCTGTTTGCTACAATCGGCGTTTTCTGATTCTCTAAAACGAGGCCGATATGCGTACTGATGGCGAAGCAAACCTGGAAGCTGACGACTGGACAAACCCGTTTGTGCGTGGGGCTGGCGAGTGTCCTGCGTTCGTGCAATCAAAGATTGGTCTGTATCCTTCGGTGTTCTATAAGTACCGTAGGATTGCTCCACGAATGATCGAGAGGCTTCACAAGGAGTTTCGCGATAGCACGTCGAACAAAGATGCCGGAACTTCTATCGGAGTTGCGCAGCGAATCGTTTTCGAGCACGTTACGTCGTGGTCGTTCGGTGAGTTGAGCCGAGAACGAATCGAGCAGTTGATACATCCGTTGCTGCTCAAGGTTTTCTGGCAAATCATGCAGTCGGACCCAACTGATCCGATTCCAGAAAAGTATTTACCAGAGTCGGAAGAGGATGCAGATAGCGACGAAAAAAAATAATGACATGGTTCGCGGTGTCGCTTTCAAACCCGGCGCTGGCATCGCGGCCATGTGATCTATGTCGGCAGATCATGTTCGACGAGGAAACTGGTATGCCGTATGAATCAAAGCCTGGATCCAAAACCAAGTATGACGCTCGCGTCGGGAAGGTTCCCTGCGAGACGTCTATTGGTTGCAAGAAGGGGCATTGGAAAGACAAGCCTGATCTAAATCCTTCGCAGGAAGCTGTAATCGACTTGTTCTATTCTTCGCGCGCCACGGGGGGAGCGTTTTTGTCTCGTGCCGAACGGCGCGATTGGTGGCTGCTTACTATTTTTGCGCGTCTTCAGGCCATCTCCGAGGCAAACGAGAGATCCGCATCGTCGTCGCTTTTGAGTTGCATCACTGCGATGCAGACGGGGGCAGTCAATGGCTGAGAATGCTGAACGCGGCGTAACATTCTTGCTTCGTGCAAAGGCGGATCCTAGCTCGCGCACCGTCATCGAAAGTTTTGGGCATGATCTAAGTTCGGCGCAGTCGCAAATCGACAAGGCTGTCTCTACGACTGCTCGCAATGTCGAGACGGCTGTCGATGCCCAAAACGCAAGGACCAAGGCTGCGGTGGATGCTTCGATCTCTGAACGGCAGCGTGCTGTCGATAGGTCGATCAAGGATCAGCAGGAGGCTGAGGAAAAGGCGCTTAATGATCGCGCTTCGGCGATTCGTCAAAGCGAGTCTAAGATATCGGCTATCGAGATGGACCTTGAAAGCAAGTCTCTTGAGGAACTGGAGGCTATGCGAGAACAGCGGATTGCGCAGCGTCTTGCAAAGGAGGAGCAGAAGTACCTGGAAGCGATGCAGGCTCGCATTGCTGCGGACAAGGCTTACGAGCAGATTTCTGACGCTGCTCAAAAACAAACGGTCGAGACGGGTCGTGCGTTGTCGAAGGAAGAAATCGACATCATCAAGCAGATCCAGAAAGCTCGCGATACCTTGACTCGCGAGGCAGAGGCTTCTGAAAAGCGATGGACTTCGGTGCAAGAAGCGGAGTCAGAACGGCGCTTAAATTCTGCCATCGTCGAAGCCAAAAAGAAGAAGTCTGTCCAGGACGAGCAGGACGAGGCTGTCAAGGCGTCGCATGAAAAGGTCGAGAAGCACCTGGAGGACATGAAAAACGCACTCAGCGGCGCTCTGCTTGCTTCTGGTCAGTTGGCGCGTGGTCTTGCTTTCCTCGGGCTCTCTGGCGAGAAGGAAGTCAATAGGCTCACCGAGGGGATCATTAAGTTGGTTGGTGCCCTGGATGCGTTTGAGGGTTTTGTTGGCACCGTCATCAAGATCGAAAAAGCGTACCGATCGTGGACGGCTGCAACGGTCGAGCAGGTCGCTGCAGAGCAATTGCTTGCTGCTGCTCGTGCTGGTGGTTCGGCGGTTGGCGCTGGCGTCTCGGGGGCTACCGGGGCTGTTCAGGCTGGTGCGGCAAAACGGGCTGGAAGCGCAGCGGCTGGTGGGCTCGTTGGCGAGGGTGTTGGTGGGGTTGCTGGTGGTCTTGCTGGGACTGCGGTTGCTGGCGTCGGAGGAAAAATTGCTGGCACTGGACCGGTTGCTGGTGCGTTAGCTCGGTTGGCTGCGTTTGGGGATAGAGCGAAGGCTTTTGCTGCTCCTGTTGCTAGGGTCGCAGGAGGTTTGGCTGCGCGAGTCGCACCACCACTGGCTGCGCTTGCTGGTGGTTATGCGTTAGGAAGCGGAATCAGGAACGCATGGGAGGAGTCGTCGATCGAGGACGATGTTTGGGGTGGTGCAACGAAGCTAGCCAAGAACGTGATTGATATGCCCACGTTCGGCTGGGGTTCGTACATCATGGGCGAGAAGACTTTCGAGACGTCTCGCGATCGCAGACTGAAAAGCGAGGACAAGGATTTCAATCAGCGAACGGAAATCCTGAACGAAAAAAACAAAAGGGACGCGGCTGACGAGGAGTCGCTTGTCGCGCAGACAAAACAGAAACTCGAAATCCTGGAAGCTCAAGCCCAGGTTGAGAAGCATCTTCATGACCTAAAATTCAAGGACATGACGATCGACGAAAAGCGGCTGGATCTGACTTCAAGAATCGCCGATGCTACCAAGGAGGCTGCTACCGGAGACGAAAAGTCTCATGCTCGTGTCATCGATCTTTTGAACAAAAAACTGGAGACTGAGCATGCGATTTACTCCGTTCAAAAGACCGCAGCAGTTGAGCAAGAAAACACCGCTAGAAAATTGCTCGATCTCGCGAACGCTAAACTTGAATCAGAAAAGTCTGCTCACGAGTCTGCCAAGGAACGCTTTGGTGGGATGTCAGCTAGTGAGCAACAGGAAACGATTGACCTGTTTGCAAAGTTTCAGCAGGATCCTAAGTCGATGGATCCTGAGGCCATGCGAAAGATGGGCGGTCTTTCGAAGTCTATGGATGCCCAGATCAAGGCTGAGAAGTTACGTCGCGCTGATGCGGCTGGCTTCGATCGAACGCTGGGTGCCAATGACGTAGCCGAAATCGCAAAGCTGGAGCACGAAATCAAAACCAAGTTGGAGGTCGACGTGCAGGCAAAGGCTGACGTGAGTGTCAAGCTGACGGCTGACTACGAAGCGATCGCTAAAACTGTAAACGAGCAGATCAAAGCCCAATGGAAAGACGTACTCGACTTGATGGCAAAACGTGTCATGGAAAACGAGTCGTCTATTCAAGATATCCTTAAAAGATTGAAGGATAGAAACATTCGCCTGACCAATGGAGGTATTCCATAATGCTGTTCTCCGTTGGTTCGGTTGTTCGACCAAACAACGAGGCGGTTGCTTCGATCTCGATCACTCCGGTGTACGGTATGGATCGGGTGATGTCGTACTACATTGAGCGTTGGGACGTTACTGGTCGCATCGTCAATTGGCCGATAGCGACTCAGGATGTGACGACGGCTGCTCTTGCTCGGTTGAAAGCGGATATGCTTCAACAAAACGTCGACGTGAAGTTCTTGGCTGACGATGGGAAGGAGACCGCTTTCAATCTTCGCGCATCGCAATGCTTGCTTGGTCCGTATGTCACTGAGTATTCATTTCCAAATTCCCAGGAGGAAGTCTACGCGACTGGTCAGTTGTATCGCGTGCTGTACGAAGCAAGGTGCATGCCTAGTGGGAACGCTTCGAACCTACTTGAGTTTAGCGAAACGGTTAGCTTGACTCAGGTTGGCGGTCGCCACATGGTGTACGTTGGTGGGTCTGTCAATTTGCCGGAACGCCAGACTGGAATCCAAAACAAGACGTGGATGTACTCTCAGTCTGGTAGTGCCGTTGGGTTGACTGCGTATCCGTTTATCCCAAATGCGATATGGCCATTTGCCCTAACAAATCCAGATGGGGTGTCGCAGTCGCTTGTGAGTCCTGTTGTGGTTGGAAACACTCCGGGGCTGGATACGGAGTTTCGGATATCGTGGGAGTACCAATTTGAGTGGGCGTATCCATTGCGTGGGTTGCCTCACAGGAGAACTATTTGATATGGCTACTAAGTATTGGGTTGGTCGGGCTGCTCGCGTCGCGCAAGTTTCCAAGATCGTTTTTTCGTCTGTGACTGTTTCGGCGACGTACACCATCACCATCAACGGAAAGTCCGTATCGGTTGTAGCAGCCACGACTGTGCTCGCTGATCTTGTTGCTTTGTTTGCGGGGGCTTGGTCGTCGTCTGCGGAGCCTGAGCATCAAGAGGTGACTCTGGCTGGTCGGTTCGATCCAACGTTGTCTGGCGTGCAGCTAACGTGCAACACGACGGGAGTGGATTTTACTGTCTCTGCATCGGCGACTTCTGGGTCTGCAACTGTCACCACTCCAACGGCAGCATCGGGTCCGAATTTTTGGAACGTTGCGGGTAATTGGAGTGGTTCGACATTGCCATCGGCAGCAGACGATCTTGTGTTGTCAAACAGCGACGTTTCGATTCTCTACGGGTTGACCGACACGACCAGTTACGCTTCGCTTACAATCGATGCGTCGTACACGGGAACGATCGGTTTGCCATCAAAGAATGAACGCGGGTATCCTGAGTATCGCACTCAGCACTTGACCCTCGGTTCGGGTTCTGCGATCACTGTGACGATCGGAAATGGAATCGGTTCGTTTTCTCCAATGATCAAGTTGGATTTTGGGGCGTCGAATGTTACTTACACACAGGTTGGGAGTTCTTCGTCTGCTTTCGGAACGTCTTCATCGGCGATTGAACTTCGCACGTCATCGTCTGCGAGCACGTATCGTGTCTACGGTGGTTCGCTATCTGTTGTCTCTGGCAGCACCGCGACCATCACGACTCTTGATGTCATTCGTCGCGATCAATCCAATATTCCTAACGTAGTTACGTCAAATGCGATCACAATCACGACAGCCACGGTCATCGGCGGAAATGTCAAGATCTCGGGACCATGCACGACGCTTGTCGCGCGTGACGGGTCGGAGGTTACTACGGCGCAGGCTTCCGCAGCGGCGACGGTACGTGTCGGTTCCAGAGCAAGGATCGGATGGGAATCGTCCGGAGGAATCACGACGAAACTGTTCGTAGAGGCTTTCGGGATAATCGATTTTGGTCGCGTTGCAACTTCGAAGACAATAGCTGCTTGTGATCTGTATGCCAGCGGTGCGATCTTGGATCCTTTGAACATCGCGACGTTCACTAATGGCATTGTTTTGCAAGCGTGCCGGTTGGCTGATGTTACTTTGGATGTTGGTATCGGAGTGACCATCAATGCCTGATCCACAGGGAAGGCTGCGGTACGCTGGTGTTTGGTGCGATGGCGCGTTTTCTGTTCCGCGTACCCCATCGTGCAATCCAGACACGATCGTCGCCGACTTCAATCTGTCAAAGAATTTGCCTCAGGTTGGAGACATTGAAGTCTGGTACGGAAGTTCGTTCATCACGCTTCCGCGTTGTCGCTTGATCCGTCAGGAGGTTCAGACTTCGGATAGCGGTCGGATGTGGCGTTGCATTTTTCAGGATCGAAGGTGGGTATGGAACTACGCTTCGTCGATGGGAAACTTTTGCTATGCCAGCGGATTAAGTGATAACAACGGGTTCAAGCTAATATTTAATCAAGTTGAGATGATTGAGCTTTTGATTCGCTTGTTTGCTCAGCTTGGTGATGTGCCAAATTTCAACATTGGCACTCGCATCAATGGTGCGTTCACAAACCCAACGGTTCACATGAACCTTGCGCCTGCAAGCGTTGCGCTGGCTACGCTGCTTGACAGCATCAGTGCTGTCGCTTGCCTGAATTGGAACAACTCAATCAGTGTTTTCACGACGAATACTGGCGATCCTCCACCGAACGACTCGCGTGTTTGCGAGTATGCGATATCGTCCGTTCCTCCTACCATTCCGGAGTTCTTGGCGATGTTTTCGGAGCCAACGGAATTCCTGACTGACATCCCGCTTTCGGCGGTTGGCTTTGATGTGACCAGCGCAGGGGCTCCTGACTACAACAATCCTAAGCCAATCGATCAACTGTCGTATTCACCTACCAGTGCTGGCAAGCCATGGGATCCACCGCACTTTAACAACGTTGATCCAACGTACCGTCAATTGGCTGTCGAGACCATCTTTCGGTTTTATCAAGTGCGGTATCGCAGGTCGAAGCTGCAGGTCGCCGTTCCGAACGTGCAGGCTGGATTGAAGCCTGGAAAGAAAGTATGGGAGTGGTTCAATCCAGACGACTTCGTTATTGGTGACTCCGACGACGAGTACTCTCGGCTGTTGTATCCTGATGTCAAAGGCAAAGAGCCGATCCCAGAGATCTGGGGATTCTATTGCACGGGTGGGTACTCAAAAAACAACAATCTGACCCCACCGCCAGCAGCGATTGCTACCGACCAGATGAATCCCGCCTACACGTCACCCTATACGGCTGCGGGGGTGAACGCTCAGTATCCGTTGCTGGCTTACACGGGAAAGTATCGGTTTGATCGAGCAGCCAATATGGTGATTTTCCAGAAGCCTGTTTACTACAACAACTCGAACCCTGTCACGCTTGGTGGTTTTGGTCCTATCATTCCTGCGTTCTTAGTCATGCGCGCGTGGCATCATTTGAGGCGAAAGTATGACCGAGAAACAATGCGTCAGTTTTCGTTTATCCCTACGGGATCTCCGTTCGCAATTCCTGGGCTTGTGCAGCCAAGCCCGATGAATTCTCCGTTCTTTGTCTCTCCAAGAGTTTTGGAGTGCACCAAGTGGCCTAACTGGACGGCGTTGGTTGAGCAGCGTGCTCGTGATGTGTTCCAGCAATTTGCGATTAACAAATCGGCAACGGTTCAGTACAAAGGCTTTGCTTTCGACATCAACGTCAACGGGTGCATCAAGGGTGTCCGGTTTGATTGTGGTCCTGCGGGGCATTGCACAACTACGGTTGCGTGGAACGAGGCGCAGGGTATTTTCTTCGACGACCATCGCTTGAAAGAAATCGAAGCATCGATGAAATTCACGGCGACTCAGATGCTGAGAGTTTTGAAGAAAAGCGGGTTGTATGATCTTTCAAATTCGGTGCAGCCATGACGCTAGTTGAGCAGGTTCGTGAGTACGGTTTTGAAAACACGACGGGCGAGGAGATTCCTCCGTTTGCGTGCTTGGCTGTAACCAGTTCAACGACCGAGAACGGCTTCGTTCGATACGTCATTCGGAAGCCAAACTACGAGGACGAGCAAGCGCAGAATCCAGGAAGGCTTGTGTTCAACTCTGGGGCTGTTTGTCCGGTTGACGCGTGGGGTTCGTGTTCGTCTGACTTTCCGGCGATCGCTCTTGTGAACGAAGCGACCGAAGTGACCGAGGGTCAAATCATGGGACCGGTTGAGAACCAATGGTATCTTGGTCCCTACGGCAACGCTTTTGTGCTAAAGGCGAAAGAGATCAGTCGTGATGCGGTTGCAACCGATATCTATCCATGGCTGGTTGAGCCGTATGTCGCCGAGGTTGAGATTGTTCGCGTGACATCGGCTACTCCTACGGCTGGTTACTATTCTGGTGTCGTGGAGCGATTCGACAAGGCGACGCTCACTTGGATTGCTGTTCGAGACTGCAAGGTGAGGGATACGAACGCATGACGATCCAAACACGGAGGTACGTCAGTGAGTTCATCGGTGTCGATGGCGCTCCGATCTACTCGGCTGAATGTCGCAATACGGTCACGATGGAAGACAATCGCTTCGTTGCTAAGTTCCTTGGTGTCGATGGTGGTGAGCCAATCTTTGGTGTTGCGCGGTGCGACTTCCCTTCCCTCGGGCGATATCCGATGCGGTTTGTTGGCGTTGACGGCGCTCCGGTTTACTCGATTGGTTGTTGCGTTCCGAGCTGCTACGAAATTTCGCCATTGGAGCGACCGGTCATAAGCAAGTCAGGATGGACGGCAAGTCCCTGGGGAACGAACCCATGTTGTCCGTGCATGGAGCTAGTGCCAGATACTCCGTTCGATCCGACTTACTGTTGCACTGACTACTTTTTAGACAAAACTTTGACCGGCGTTTCTGTCATGTCAGAGCGAGCGTATCGAACACAAAAGCCGAAGCATTTCCCTACCACTGGTGGCGTTACTCTATCGGAAGAACACTGCTGCGACGGCGCTCCGTTTGAGGTCGCTTCGACAACGCGAACGACCACTCAACGAATCAGGTACAAGCTGCTTACTGAGTTCCAGCTTATTAAGATTGTGATTTGCATCTCAAAGAATTTAGTGACGTGCGGAAGCGATGCGCCTGCCATGAAATGGATCGTCAGTTCGCGATTTGTTTTTTCGTATCGGTCGTGGGCTACGATCGCTTTGAATGCTGACGTTGTTCACGTCAGGACTGTAACTCCTGGGACGTGTTTCACTCTCGGCGCTGCGGATGTTGACTGCTCTGCATCCACTACTGCTCCGTGCCATCCTGATGATTTCGATGACAACGTAAATTCTCCGACTATCGGATTTGGGAACCAGCCAAATTTTATTTATCTGGGTGGTGGTTCGGATTCGTTTGAGCGGGTCAAGTTTTACGAAACGCTTCCAACGGAGACCACTGTCAATTTCACCAATGCTGACGTTGGCGATGATTGCGAGTGGGATCGTTGCGGTCAGGCTGGGATTCTTGGAGATAGTTTTTGCGTCGACGTGACTTCAGTTCCTTCCGGAATACCAACGTGCTATTGCGAAAAGTCGTACACGTCGCCGACGACTACCTACACCGGGAATATCGTTTCGTCGTGTTGTGGGATTTGCTCAATAATCGTCGGATTGAATTACCCGTACACCGAAGTTACTAGGTGCGATGACCCAGAGTTTTTCTACTTGGATTGTATCGCAGGTTGTCAGTTCGATCCGTGCCCGACTTCAACGTATTCGTACTCTACTGTGACGGCTGATTCGCCGACTGCATGGGATCCATGCTTCCCAAACTGGAGAGACGAGTTTCCTGATTGCGTTGGGAATTCGTGGGGGTACATGCGAGCAAAGACATGCGCTGAGGATGCATCTTGCTTCTGGCCAGATTCGTGCGGTAGTTCGTGTGGATATCCCAAGTACGCTGGATTGGTTGCTATCTATCCGAGCCTTGTAACTACGGCTGAGTGTGATTTTTCTTCGCGCAGTTGTTGCCTGTCAGCACCTAGCTGGAACGTTTACTTTGAGTGATGCATGAGAGTCGAACTGGGTTCTGGGGTCATTCCAAAAAAAGGCATCACGGTTATCAATCCGCCTGCATCTAGCGACGCGGTTGCTGCTCCCTTGGTTGGTCAAGCTCCTGGACGCATCGACCAAGCGGAGATGATCCGTCGCGCTGGGCGTCTTGCGTGGCAGTTTCTCCACGAGTACGTTGGCTGCGATCCTCAATGGTTCAAACTTTGGACGATTCTTATCCCTCGGGGCTGCGAGTGCGAGGAAGCGTTTGCAAAGATCGTAGTTGACTTTCCTCCTGACTTCTCATCCGACGATGCGTTCTGGGTCTGGGGTGTTATGGTTCATAACTTGGTCAATGAAAAGCTGATCAAGAAGGGCGACACTACGAAGCGGATCATTCCTATCGACGAGGCTCGCTTTATTTGGAACCGTGCGGCTTAGGTCTATGTGCGCATCTCTGCGATAGGTTTTCACCATGGAGGTGACATGGATTTTCTACTTCTGTCCGATGAATTCGCTGTAAGATTGCAAGCTGGGGCTTTTGGTTCCTTGCTGGCTGTCGTTTCCGAGACTCGCGATCACTCAGTTCCTGCGACACGCAGGTGGCTTGGTGGGTGGATATTCGCTATCTTTGGGGCTCCAATCGGTTCTGCTCTGATGTTGTCTTTGCTTGGACCTATCGGCATGGTTGGGAATGCTACCAAGCGTGACGCGGAGTTGATCACGGCGTTCTTTTGCGGCATCGTCGGATGGAAAATCGTTCACGCGATTAACTTAAGAGCAAATTCATTTCGCTTTGGTCGTGACAAAAAAACAAAAGGCAACGACGAGAATCATGATCAGCGAAGCTAACATCCCGGATTTTGTGGGCGTTTTAAGTCGGTTTGTGCTTATTGGTTTTTGCGCTGGGGTTTGCTTGCGGCGAGTCGTGCTGGGATGTGTGATTAGACCGTCGTGGCTTTGTAAGGTAGAATCCATCGTTCTTTTGCTGTCGATCGTGACGGCTGGGGCTGGTATTTTTTATCCTTCCGTCGCTAGTTTTTTTGCCATTTTGCTGACGATGACAATGTTTTTTGTTGATCGTTCTGTGGCGATGTGGAAGAAAACGCACCGCGTTAATCCAGTATGGAGTTCGACCAAATTTCGCGAGGTTCAAAGTGACCACTGACAATGCTGCTGACCTTGATCAAAATCCGTCCGAGGTTGATCCTGCTCCCGTCAAGCCAAAGCCACGGAAAAAAAGAAAGCCCCACAGAAAACCAAAGGCACCGACCGTTTCAGACCCTCAGTCGTGGTTTTCTCTTAAGTCGTGGTCGTCGTCGATCGACTGGTATTTGGTTGGCTTGCTGTTTCTTGGTGCCATCACTCTTGCGCCCTACATAGTGAAGTTTACGCAGTTTGTTGTCCCTGCTGTAATTGTTCCTGTAGCTAATTTTGACGCTTCGGCTGCAAAGGTTCCGGAGTGGCTCGGGCTCGTTGGAACCGAAAAAAACACGGGTGCTCCTGCATTCGCTGAGTCGCTTAGAACGATTGCGGCTGGATGCAAGTCTGGGGCGATCACAAGTTCGGACGTGCTTTGGGACAAGCTGCACGAGGAGTTCGCTGCAAAGACCGATGAGGTTGCGTGGGCTGACTGGTCGCTGTTTGCTCGGGAGATTTTCAGCGAGGCGAAGGCGTTGAAGCAGGCAGGTAAAATCACTACGATCAACCGCGATGTTGCGGCATATTTCGAGGCAATTGCGAAAGCACTAGACGAGGTAAAGTGATGCCAGTTAAGACTCAGATTTGGGATCGGTATCTTCATGGCGATCTTGATCAGGCTGCTTTCCACGATCGCGATCACCAAAAGAAGTTTGCGGCTGAAAGCCCTACTCCGATGTACGCGATGGCTGCGCCAAACGTCATGGCAAGGGAGCCAGCCAAGGACGTATTTCTTGGTCGCTATATGGTCATGGGAATGCGTACTCTCTACGGTCAAAACTACAAGTATCTCCCTCAGTACCAAGAATCAGGGACGTGTTTCTTGGCAGGCACTCTTGTGCTGATGGCTGACGGGACTGAAAAGCCAATTGATCAGGTGGTTCCTGGTGATTTTGTTCGTTCTCACGATGGGTCCATCCAGCAGGTGATTGATGTCGGTTCGCGTCAATTCACAGGGAATCTGCACAGTTTGAGAATGTCCGGTGCTTCGAGACCGCTTGTAACAACTGCTGAGCATCCGGTTTTGGGGTATTTGCGACACAGAACATCGAACGCTTCGCATCGCGCACGGGACTGGCATCCGGCTTCATCTCTTGGGGCTGGGGATCGTGTTTTCGTTCCGTCTGGTTTTGATGGTGGTCGATCTATTTTTGATGCGTCGGTTCTTGCGATGGAAAAGGTCGTTAGGGTCTACAAGGAAGAAACCGTCACTGAGGATCGAGTACGTCCAAAGCAATCGAGCAAGTCTTGCAAGCGGTTCATCCCATTGAACGCTGATGTTGGTTTTTTGGTTGGGTTGTATGCTGCGGAAGGAAGTGTGGAAAAAGGCGCACGAACTACTTTTACAATGCATCGTGACGAAGTTGAAGTCTTAAATCGATGCAGTGTTTTTCTTAAAGATTTGTTCGGCACTTCCGGTACGGTTGGCGTATCCAAAAACCTATCCAGGCTTCGTGTTTCCTCGGTTGCACTGGCTCGTCTTCTGTCGATGTTTGTTCCTGGTAAGGCGATAACCAAGTCGTTTTCTGTTGACGTTTTTACTGCTTGTCGCGAGTTTCGCGAGGGTGTTTTGCGAGGATGGTTTGAGGGTGATGGTCATCTTTCGAAAAGGCGGCGAATTGGAGTAGGCGTGACCAGTTCGTTGCAATTGGCAATGGATATTGAAAGATTGTCGCTTTCCATTGGTGCGCGATGCAGTGTTTTTCCAAGAGAGCAGCAAGATCACCAGAACGCGGCTGCGAACGATATTGCCTACTCTGGTTCTTCGCTTGGTCTTGTGTCTGGCGTAGCCACTGAGAAGTCAACGCGGCCAAAGAATCACGTTGAGGTTGAAGGGGGATTTGCTGTCAACATCGCTTCAAATACTGCTATCTGGGTTGAAAATGTTCAGGTTTGGAACCTTGAAGTAGAAAACACCCATAGCTATATCGTTGCGGATGTGGCTGTTCATAACTGCGTCGGGCAGTCTCACTCAAGCGGTGCGACTTGCGTTATGGCTGTTTCTTCGCTGCTCTCGGGGCTCAAGTTTCCCGGTCGCGCGGCGGTTGCTCCGATCTACGGTGGTTCTCGCGTTGAGGTCGGGAAGCAAGTAGGCAGGTGGGACGGTTCGACCGGATCCTGGGCTGCGGATTGGCTTTCGGTCAAGGGTGGCGTTGTCACGCTGCTTGAGATGGGGCTGGACGACAATCCCAAAACCGAGAAAGAGTGGCTTGCCACAATGCAACGGGACGAGCGTTCTGCGGTCGCCTGGGCTGCTTCTCGCGACGGTGTTCCTGCAAACTATGAGCAAATGTCCAAACTCAAACCTATCAGGTCTGCTCCGTTGGTTTCCACGGTTGAGGAGGTTCGGGCTTCGATCGGAAACCTAACACCAGTCAATATTTGCGGACAGGTCCATCCGTCGCAAAGCCTGACCGACAAAGGGGTGTCAAAATCCATCAGTCGTGGTGGTGGTCACTCTACGCTCTTGATCGGTCAGTATTTCGACGGTACAAACTGGTGGTATGATCATCTCCAATCGTGGTGGTGGTATTACCAGGGAGGGTTCTGTCGACCGATTAATGCGATCGACAAGCAGTTCGCTCGTTGCGTGACTCGGATCCCTGAGTCGTGGCTAAAGAGTTGGCTCGTTGAACGAGACTGTTATGCTCTCGTTGGAGTTCAGGGTCTTGAGCCGGTGGAAAAGTCGTTTATGAAAATCATGCACTCTTAGGAGAGACGCGATGAAGTTCGACCGAAGGTTGGTTTGTAATTTGGTTTGCTTGGCGGTTTTTGGGTTGTGGATGACTTGCGTTGGAACCGCTTCGCTGGTGTTCGATCCCCATCAAGCGATGGGTTCGGATTTTGGTTACGATCCGCTTGAGATGGTCGCCGAGAACGAAGTTGGAAATGCGATCGACTTCCCTGATATGGTCATTGAGCCGGTTGCGCCTGCTCCTGTTGAGCCGTCGCCAGTTTCGCCTGCTCCTGTCGCGCCTGTTTCGTTTCCATCGGATCCATACGTCACCACGGTTTACGCTGACGGCGTTCCGGTTTCTAGTTCGGGTTCGTGCCAAAACGGAGTGTGCGCTGTCGCCACAGCTCCTGTCAGGCTTGCTGCTGGGGCTGTCCGGGTTGTAGCGTCGCCGTTCATTCATGAACCGAGACCTGTCGCGTACCCTGCTACTACTTACCGATACTCATCGTCTTCATGCAGCGGGTCTACTTCGTCTGGTTCATGCAGCGGTTCGGCGCGTCGCGTCGGTTTGTTCCGTTGGCGTCGCTAGTCTCGCAATGGTTGCACACTTTAGGCGCGGCGAAAGCCGCTTTCCTCGAACCCTCCCAGATTAAACCCTGGGGGGGTTTTTCGTGCCTGCTTCGGCGCAGCAATTAGGCGCAGCTATTCGGTGGTAATTGCTGCGCGGATAGAAAAATCTATCCAAATCTATCCGCGTTTTTCCTTGGGTTTTAATGCTTTTCCGAGTGCGAATCTATGCAAATCTATCCGCGCAGGAGATCGTTAATTAATTGCTGCGCGTCTTTTGTCTCGCGTTGTCTGGGGTTGAAGTGTAAAAATTTACACTTCGGAATCGCCCTGAAAAACCTAGAAATCTATCGAGATTCGGAGTTGCAAACCGTTTCGACACGGCTTAAAAGAAAGAACCCCCAGAGACAGTGGTTTCTCTGAGGGTTCTTGGGGACGGTCTGGCTGACCGTTCGCAAGTATACAGTGGTGCTAGGCATGGTTCAAGAGACTTAGGGACAGATCGGGATTCATCGGTATGGCGTCGCATGGTTATGCATGGCGCGGAATCGGTTACCGCGTGGCGATTAAGTTTGGCGATCTATTCTGGGCAGCGACTCGGATCCATATCCGGGGCAAGTAGGGCGAGAGCCCGAGTCGCGATTTTTCGCGGCGACAGGGGACGGGATTCGCAATCCCGCACGATCGGTAAAAAGCCAAACCAAATAAATCCGAGCAACGACTAACCTGTCGACTCGGTCCCTGGACTGGCTGAAACGATCGGCTTCGAAACGTCAACATGCGTTTCGCGTGGATTTTCCCCACTGTGCACAACGTATCGCCGATCCTGGTCTGGGCCTATGTCCAGGGTGAAAAGGGGCGGCGCGCGCTGAGGTGGAAAATGACGCTAGATTTATCTGATGTGGTGGTGAAAGAGTCTGGAATTCTTCGGACGCGAGTTCCGGGTGGGCTCGGGTTTCGGAAGCAGCGGGGGGCTGTGTTCTCTCCGTGCGAGCGTTGGAGATACGCATTGTGGAACGTCTGGAGTGGTCACGAGGATCCCAGGATCATTGCCTACGTCGGGCTCAATCCTTCCACGGCTGACGAGATGAAAGACGATCCTACCATCCGTCGCTGTCGTGGCTTCGCGGAAAAATGGGGCTGGGACGGGATGGTAATGCTCAATGCGTTCGCGTTCCGTTCTACGGATCCGAAAGGGTTAAAAACCATTGATGATCCGGTCGGGGCTGAGACTGATTTGTGGTTAGCACGGCTAGGACAGAGTTGCGGCGTTGTTGTCGCTTGCTGGGGCGTGCATTGCGATTTGAATCGTGAGCGTGCGGTCTGTGGGGCTATTGGTCGCAAGATGCGATGTTTTGGAAGGACAAAGGATGGAAAACCAAAGCATCCGTTGTATTTGCCTGGAAGTAGTACTCTGATCCAATATTGGAGTGGACGTTTTGAAAGCTAACAAAGAGGTTTTGTGGTACACGTTGAGTGCTGGCATTATGTGCGGCGCGTACCCTGGTTCGTTCCTGAAAAACGACGCAAAGCGGAGAATCAACAAGCTGCTCAATTTGGGCGTTCGATCGTTCGTTGATCTTACCGAACAAAGGGAAGCAACCAGAAACGGTTGGCTGCGGTCGTACACGAAGGTCGATCCAATGTCGGACGAAGATATCCTGGCTGAGTGTGCCAAAAAGAAGGGTATCGTCGATTACGAGTACGCTGGGTTTCCCATCCGTGATGGTGACGTTCCTAGCTACGCTGTGGTCGATCTGGCAATGATTCGGATCCTCCGGGCGCGTTCGGAAGGCAAGATTGCCTACGTCCATTGCCGTGGTGGTATCGGTCGAACCGGGGTGATCGCTGCGATTTTCCTTGGGTGCGAGGATCTCGACTGCAATCCGCAGGACAAGCTGGACGTGATCCGGTCGACGGCTGGCATCTTCACGCCAAGTCCGGAGAACGGGAAGCAACGCGAGTTCGTTGATCGATACCTGCAAACCTACCGGGAAAAGCGGCATAAGTTCTGGTTTTCGAAGGACGCAAAAAAATAACGCTCAAAGTTGAGACTGTTTTTGTTTTTGCTCGGCTTAGTAGGTGAGGCGATTTTTCAGGCTTTAACTTCCCGAGGTTTACCGTGACTTACGATTTTGCAAAGAGTTTCGAGCGTGCTTTTCGAGTTGGTGTTCCGTTGGTGGCTGTCGAGTCGTCGGATCCTACCGAGTCGATTCGAAAGATCTACCAGTCTGTTCGCGGAATCAACAATGCTCCCGGTGTCATTATGTGGGATTGCGTTCGCGGCGTCTCGATCGCATCCTTGGAGGACAAGGCTGCTCAGGAAGCGTTGACGACGATTAGTGGAAACCCAAGCGATTACGTTTCCAGTCCTGTTCCGTTTCTTCTGGAGGTTCCAAAGATTCGCGAGAGGACGATCATCGTTCTTATCAATGCTCATCGGTTCATCAACGACACGATGTGCATCCAGGCGGTCAGTAATCTTCGCGACGTGTGCAAGGCTGAGAGCAAGCTGATTGTCCTGCTCGGCTGTGCGACGCTGCCTGCTGAATTGCAGCACGACGTTATCAGTTTCTCGGATCCACTTCCGGACGCTGATCGATTGCAGGCGATCGTGAGCGAGGTTTGCGATTGTGCAAGCACGGAAGTCAGCGACGAAACCGTTCGCCAGGGTGGTTCGGCTTGTTTGGGGGTGACTGGCTTTGCTGCTGAAAACCTGACCGCGCTGGCGATCGATCGTGAGGACGGCTTGAAGTTGGATCAGCTTTGGGCATCCAAGGCGAGGAAGATCAATCAAACTCCGGGGCTGTCGGTTGTGTCAAGCACCAATGGCTACGATTCGATCGGTGGTTGCAATCAAATAAAGAAATTCTTGCGTGCAAACCTGAACGGCAAGGCGCGACCAAACGCGATCGTCTACATCGACGAAATCGAAAAGATGCTGGGTGGTTCGGGCGATACGAGTGGGGTGTCTCAGGACCAGTTGGGTCAGTTGCTTTCCTGGCTGCAGGACAAGCGAGCGACTGGGGTGATCCTGGTTGGACCCCCAGGTGCAGCCAAGTCTGCGATTGCGAAGGCTTCCGGTGCCGAGGGTAACATCCCAACGATCCAGTTGGACCTTGGTGCTACGAAGGGATCGCTGGTTGGTCAGTCTGAGCAGCAAGTTCGGGAGGCACTCAAGGTGATCGATGCGGTTTCGGGTGGTTCGACGCTGTGGGTCGCGACCTGCAATTCCTTGACGGATTTGCCCCCAGAACTAAAGCGTCGGTTCAAACTCGGGACGTGGTTCTTTGATTTGCCCGACCTGGAAGAACGACGATCGATTTGGGAAATCTACGGCGCTCGGTATGGTATCGCCAAGGAAGATTGGCAACCGATGCTTTCGAATGAGTGGACTGGGGCTGAGATTGAATCTTGCTGCGAGCTGGCGAGCAATCTCGGGATCCCTGTCAGCGAGTCGGCTGAATACATCGTTCCGGTCGCCAAGCAAGCCGCAGACGCGATTGCCAAACTGCGATCCGGTGCGGAGGGCAAGTTCCTATCGGCAAGCGTTCCTGGTCCTTACATGCGTCGTCAGGTGGCATCCACGGCTGGTCGTCGGATGGAGTAGGCTGATTGATGGTATTCTGACGGTCGTTTCGGCGACCGTTTTTTTGTGTCTGGAGGCAAGCGTGGAAAATCGAGAAGCATTGGAGGTCATTCGCTGCGGGGTGGAGTTGTTTCCTGACCTGCGGTCGTACTTGGCTTCGGTGGATTCTTCGGCGACGGCAGTCGGATCCTGGGCTGCTCAGATCCTCGGGCTCGATCGGTTGGATGCTATCGATGTTTTTGAGGCGTGGAGGGTTGGTGAAATCCCTCTATTTGACCGCCAGGATTGCGTTCTGTTCGGCGATGCGATCGTTGGCGCTCTGGAGGTCTTGCGCGAGCGACGGAGTTCGATGGATCGCGTTCCAGTGCGTTCCCTGTCCGACCAGTACCAAGAGATCCTGTCGCGTCGGGAGAAACCTGTTCGCGAGTACAACGCCAAGGCTGCGGAAGCGTACCGGAGATTCATGATGCGGTACTTGGCAGACCTGGCGTACCAGGAATAAAAAAACAGCCAAAGTTGAGACTGTTTTTGTTTTGGCTCGGCTTAGTAGGTGTGCTGAAAGTTTCCGTGTTCAAGTTTCCCAAGGGGTTACGAAATGACCAATTTTTCCGACAGGATCAAAGCTGCTACAACCGGTTGCAGGCTTTCAATCGGTTCGATGAGTGTTCGCAAGAAAATCACCGCTACCCAGCAGGCGAAGATTGCATCTTTATTTGATGCTGAGTTGGCTTCCGTCGATGGTGGTCGCAAGATCATCAATCGTAAGTTGAAGCCCGTAGCTGAGATGTTTCGGATTCTTCGCGAGGTGCGTTCGACTTGGTTTGCCTATTCGATTCCTTACGAGCCAGGGGTGCGGTTGATTCGCGTCGATCGGGTCGAATGGATCAGCGAGACGGTTGCGAAGGCTGCTGAGGAATTGGAAGTTGCCAAGAATGAATTGCATGCTCGTTGGGATGAAGTGATCGAGGATGCTCGGACACGGCTGGGCGACCTGTTTGTCGAGTCGGATTACCAATTCGATGTTCGGGACATGGTTGGGATTGCGGTATCGTTCCCTGCGATCGAACCGGACGGACGGGTCGCTGCCCTGGCACCAGAGGTTTTTGCTGCGGAGCGTGCTCGGATTGCAGCCAAGATGGAAGAAGCGGCTGTAACTGCGGAGGCTGCTTTGCAGGCTCAGTTGCTCGAAATGGTTTCGTCTCTCGAAACGCGGCTGGTCGACGGTGAGTCCGAGGACGGCAAGAAGCGGGTGATCCGCCAGGGGGCTGTCGATGAAATCGTCGAGTTCGCCAATCGGTTTCGCGCTACGGCAATCAACAGCGATGCCCAACTGGACGAAATCGTGGAGCGTGCTAAGGCTTTGGCTTCCGGCGTGGACTTGTCGGCTGTCCGAAAGGATGCAGTCGCGAAGAAATCGCTTTCGGAATCGTTCGGCGACATCCGTAAAAACCTTGAGAATTACGTCGAAGTGAAAAAGGAAAGAAAATTCGACCTGTAGTCGCGCCCTGTTTTGGCCTGAAAACCGCCATGGTTAGTAAGGCCGAGTGGCTGGTTCGAAGTTCTCTCTGAAAGTTAAGAAAATGGTCGCTGCTACAAAGGTTTCTGAAATCGTCTCAGGTGTCAAGGTTGTGATCCAAACCGCAGACGGGTTGTGGTTGTCGCTCAAAAAGGACGTTGACGTTTCCGACTTCGCTCGATCGCACGGCGACTTGCCTGTCGAGGTTGCTGACTTCGATCCTCAGTTCGTGGCTTACAAATGCCCAGCGTTGCAGGCTCGCGTTGCTGCGATCTCGCACTGGATGGACATCGACGCTGCTCAGCACGGGGCTGATTAGCTTTTCCTGGTGGCTTGTGGCGCTGCTGTCCTGGTGGTCAGCGGCGCTTTTGGAGTGTGGTTATGTCGAGTGAAGTTAAATCGAACGTAAGTCTTTCGTTTGTTGTGGATAAGTTCTCTTGGCATTCTTCTGATCGCGTTTGCGATCGGTACGGTTCGTTTGGTGTCGAAAGCGACGTTACTTTTAAGTTGCTTTCCGATCGATTTGAAAGGAAGCGAGTCAAGGTTGTTGCCAAGGTTCTTGAGGTCAAGCCGTGCGAGCACATTGGCGACTTGTTTCACGGGTTCTTTCACACTGTTCCCGAAGTTGGCGAGGTCGCTACGCTCGGGATCGGTTCGCTTATTGTTTGTTCGGATGGTGACTATCATTTTGTTCGCATCAAACCAGAAGACTCTCGGTCAGAATTCTGGCTTGATCCGATGTTGCTGTATCGTCTCTGTCATCAGCGAGTTGAGATCACGATCGAGGAAACCGACGAAGCTGATTTGCTATATCCGTTCTGGTTTATTGATGGCAGCAAACAGGAATGTCCTGCTTGGATCAAGCGTCTCTTGAAAAAGAAAGAAGGTGATGCGTGAACACAAGGGAGAAGATTCTGTACCTGCGAGATTGTGCTATCGAGTTGAGAGCGATCAGTGCAAAGCTCGATGCAATGCAGGGAGGTCTGGCAAAGAATTGCGGTGATGATTCTCTGCTTGCGAAGGACATCGAGAAGTTCGATGATGCGGTTGATGAAATCGATGACCTGATGGTTGCTGTCGAAGAATCAAAGGAGCGTTACGAGGACGAGATAGCGGAGGACGAGCACGATTGTCGTATGACCGACGATCCGATCTATCGAGATGCATGGGTCAAGTCGCAAAAGGAAAAGGAAATCGCAGAGCATGGCATCAACGAAGATTGAAAGCGGAAAGTTTCCGCACATCGAAGGCGTCTCAAATTGCCCGTTCTGCGGTAGCGATCGGATTGTTTTGCTGGTTCGCCAGGAACGGCTAGCGATCGTTGAGCCTGGGGAGGATTCGGACGTTGATCTTCACTGGGGTGAGTGCATTAACTGCGAGGCTCGTGGTCCGTTGGTTGGGTCGTGTGACGTTGCAAAGAAGGCTTGGAACGATCGAGCTGTTGATAGGGCAAGAATTCAGGCGATGCACGAGGCGATCGCTATGGTGTACTTCGCTGACGATAGCGACTATCTTCCGGCGTTCTATTCGATCGTTTGTTTGCTTGGTGGTGATGAGGCGAAGGATTTGCTTGTTGCAAATCCAAAAGAGGCGTATCACAAATACGATCCAGAAAAAAAGGTGAGTGATGGGCATGGCTGAGGTAAATGAAACCAAACCGGTCGACGGTGAGATCGAAGCAATCAAAAAGCAGTCGGCTGCTCGTATGGCATTGATTGAAGCGATTCAGAAAAAAGGGAGTTACTGGGAAGCTCTAGCTACAAGCGAAGCGATCGCGTTTGCCAGAAATCCTGACGACAAAGACGCAAGGGATAGGGCGCAGCGAACAATTCTTCGCGCTGATACTTCCGAGAAGCTAGCCAAGGAAATCATCGAGTTGGTCTACAAGCACTGGGCCATCAAGGGGGCGTCGTGAGCAAGTTCAAAGAGGCTGAGTTCGATCCTCCTGTTGCTGCGTACTACGCTTCCAAAGGTATAACTCCGGTCAAGTTTCTGGTTTGCCAAAAGCCGAACGGCGTTGTTGTCTGTGCGATAGTCACTGACGATCCAAGCGGCGAGAATGATGCTGTCGAACGGTGCGTTAGCGTATCGGCGTCGCAGTTCGGTGTTCGTCGGATGCCTACTCGAAACGAGGTCATGAGTGCCGTGGCTGCGGTCGGTTGGGAATGGTCAAAGTGTAGCGCGATCGAGGGTAATAACGTGGTTACCGTTTATCAGTCGTGATGGGTGTTTTTATTATGGACGATAGGAGGTCGATGATGCATCAAGGTCGAAGTTCAAACGCGCAGCTTGCGTTGTGTGCTCTGCTTGCGAGCGAGATGAATCGGATGCAGGTTCCGGTTGAGCATGTTGTTGATTCAACGCGTGGTCAGCCAATCAAATCGATTCATGCTGACGAGCGTGCGCGTCGCAAGGCTCGAAAGAAGTTAGCAAACAAATCCCGCAAGCGAAACCGAAAGGGGTAGGTGGTTCTATGGCTGGTCTTTTCATCAACGAAATTATCAGGATGCTTTCGCCGTGGTATCGGCTTGAGTTCCGCAATCTGGAAACCGACTATGTTTTTGTACGGTTGCTCGGAGAGGACATGCAGGTCGCAAAACTAAATGACCGTTTTCTCGTTCGCAGCGTATCTCCAAATCTTTTGATGTACGAGGAAAAGACGTACAACGCCCACCGCATCGAAAAGATCCTGAACGGCTGGGTTCGAAACGATGCTGGCGATCTTGTTCATCCAGATAATGAGGCTCAGTCATGCCCGGAAATATAAGCAAAAGTCTTGAGCAGCGAGTGTTCGAGGCTTTCAAAACCGAGGATGCTCTTGTGCTTTCATTTAAAGAAGTCATCTCTCTGATGCGTGATGACGCTTTTGCTACTCGCGTGACGGCTGTGGCTGCGGAGGAGGCTGGAGTTGAGCATGATGGACATGATGCGGTCGAGGGGTATCGCGGTGGTGAAACGTGGTCGGAGTTCAAGCGTCGTCTAAAACGAGTAGCGAAGGGCAAGTCATGAAAGCATTAACAATTTCGCAGCCATACGCATCTCTGATCGCATCCGGCGAGAAGTGGGTCGAGAACCGAACGTGGCAGACCAGCTATCGCGGTGAGTTGGCAATCCATGCTGGGCTGGGGAGTCGGTACTTGAAGAAGGAGCAGCTTGCTGATTACCCGACCGGATGCGTGATTGCAATCGCTCGGCTGGTCGCTTGTGTGTCGGCTGCTTCAATCTCGATTCAAGGACACGACAGGAAGTTAGGTTCTGTTGTGATTCCAGGGTCCAAAGTGACGTGGCTTGAAGCCTTAACGCACAAGCATGCAGAAGGTCCATGGTGTTGGATCCTGGAGGACGTTCGAACGATCGATCCAGTTCAAGTCAGGGGTGCTCAGCAGCTTTGGGAGTTCGACTACAAGAGTGAGGTGGTGAAGTGACGCATTCGAGACGGGCGTTCATGGCTCGGGCTGTCGTAGCTGGCGCGGCAACGTTATACGCTCCGACCGTCTTGCTGCGAGAGAGCATCGATCGTGAGGCGATCCTTCGATCGTTTTGCGTGCGGGAGTATTGCTGTCGATACGACATTGCTGATCCGTTTTCTCAGGGTGCTTGGACCTACGCGACCGATGCGAGATGGATCGTTCGTGCTGAGTTGGTGTCCATGGTCGACGACGGCGAGCCGAAGCGAAGACCAAACGCGGAGTTGATTTGCAGTGGGCTGTGGGACGACAGCGCGGTAATGCGAGAGTTCTGCATGCCTGCTCTCGATCATCTTGTGGAGGGGTACGAAGATTGTCCTGTATGCAAGGGGCGGCGCATTGATGTGCGCGATAACTGGACTGCCTACACTGGCGATCTTGATTTCGATCCTGATGACGGAACCATTGCTGACCGATCGTGTGCTTGGTGCTGGGATCCGGTAAAGAAAAAAACTAAGAGCAAGATCAAAAGTTGCGTCATGTTTGGCGATAAGGTTTTTGGTGCCAATCGCCTAGCCAACATTCTTTCGATTCCGGACGTGCGCATCGCGGAAGTTTCGCGAAAGGGTGCGTTCGAGGATTCAGGTCTTATTCAGTTCGAAGGTTCTGGTTTCAGCGGATTTATGACTGGAATGAAGTATGAGTGAAGCACACGAAAGAAGATGCTTTGACTGCGGAAACGTCACGCAGCATTCGAGCAGCATTGTGCCTGGGGTGCTCTGCAAGAAGTGCGGAAGTCAGGATACGCGACGGGTCAAGGAGGCTTCTAGTCCATCGCGCAACTATCTCAATGATCCGAAGTTCGAGAAACGAATGATTCTGTTTTTTTATTGGGCGATGTGTTGGCATCGGCAGTCTGGAGGATATCTTGCTTCCGATACGTCGCTGATGTTGATGCACGTCACGGCGTATATTGTCGAGATGGCTGCGAACCATCCAGAGATGAAATGTTTTTTGCCCGAAGAAAACGAGGGACCGATGAGTCATCAAGCACAACCGGTTCCTCCGTCCGTTTAGCGATCGGTACAACCGATCCGAAAGAAAGAGGCTTGAAGTGAAGACTACTATTTTGATTGGCGTGTTGTTGGCAGCGGTTCGGATTTGGCTTGGGTTTAACATCGAGCCTGAATCGTTTCGCTGGGACCAAGTCTTCAAGGACGCGGCGCACTTGTTCATGGGTGGTCTTGCTGTCGCGTGGTGGTTCAATAGGTATGAGCTGACCGACGAAGACTGGGACGATACCGAGGACAACAGTGCTCTGTTTGAGGCGCTGACGTGGTGTCTTTTGCAACCGTGGCAATGGTGGTTGTTTTGGTCGCTTAACGCGATTGAGGTTGCTGTCGCTGTCCTGAGTCGAATCTAGCTTGCTCAGCGGCTTTGTTGCGGAGATGGGTCGGTTACGCATGCCTGCTCGGAGGCGTTGTTTCTGAGGCGATAGACGCGCGTTCGCTTCGTGCCTGTCCTGAGGCTTTGTATCTGGAATAGAAGCCGCTAGTGAACCTGCCTGGAGGTTTTGTTTCCTTGACGGAATTGAGTCTGGCTTATTGCCTATCAAGCGGCGTAATTGCTTGGAGTGCGATCCATTTGAGCCTGCCATGAGGCTTTGTTTCGTGGACAGGAATTCAGCATGATACAATGCCTGCCTAGCGGCTTTGTTGCTGGGATCATTCGAATCTAATACCAAGCGAGGCAGGTAATGGCACGAGTAATTCGTTGGCGGTTTACGAAGGAGGCTGGTACCAATGGATCCAGTTTTAAGGCCGATGCCATAACCCAGGTGATGATCCCTCGGTTCCTGCGGTACTGGGATGTGGATTTCCAGCAGTTGACAACGATGGCAGGAACGCCACACGTCACGTTTCGGCTGACGACTCGGACGGTCAGTACGATGTGGACGAACGGTCCGGTGATCCATATAAACGCCAAGTTCAAATGGGGCACTTCGCTCGCGGCGCGTGAGCAAATGGGACTGTGCCTATGTCATGAGGTTGGTCACTGGTTGTCGCCATCGAATCCGATTCACGCTGCCAGTGTTGGAAACGTCATGTTCGCTCAGGTTGGCGATCCGTACCTAAATTGGACGCTGGTCGACATGAAGTGGTTTGGCATGCTTCCGTGGCGATCCACCTTACGTCCGTGGCACGAGAAAACGCACTGGTATCCCTTACCAAAGGTTGCAATGGGGCTGTCGGGGCATGAAGATCACGAGATTCTGGAGCCTATCGTGCTTGGTTGCGGTAAGAATCATCGAAAAAATTGAGACGTTTTGGCGTTCGTCTCGGCTTAGTATGTGTGCTTGGTTCTGCTCTTACTTTTGGAGTTTCAAAGTGTCTCACGTTGCTACTGTCGATGTTGTCATCAAGGATCTGGATTGTCTTCAAAAGGCAGCGGAATCGCTTGGTCTTGTGTTCAATCGGGACGCGAAGACGTTCTACTCGTATCAGTCTGGGCTGACCTGCGATCACTCGCTGTCGGTCAAGGAAAAGCAAGCGAACCCGAATCGCCGACCGTATGAGATCGGAGTCGTGAAGGGAGAGGGTGGTTACTCCCTCCAATTCGATCCGTTCAACCATGGCTATGGCTTGTGTCCCTACATCGAGTCGGAACCTGCAAAGGGCGACGCTGGAAAACTGGTACAGGCTTACGCTCTGGAGGTTGCCAAGAAGCAGGCTCGGATGCAGGGTTTTTTGGTTCGCGAGGTTCGCGCTGCAAACGGTGCGGTGACATTGACGCTGTCGCGATAGTTTCGCGGCGGTTGGTTTGGTTGGTTTCTGTCGGCATCAAATTGGAAATAAAATCATGAGCGAACAAATCAAGATCGAGATAAGTCCTGTAGGCGCGGTGAAGGTGTCGGTTCAGGGCGTTGCTGGTTCCGGTTGCAAAGATCTAACCAAAGCGATTGAGGCGTCTCTGGGGGTCGTGACTGAGGACACAAAAACGGGGGAATTTTACCAGACGGCAAAGGCTGGTCAGGTGGTTACCCAAGGAGGGTAGTGTGGCTGGAGATCAGTTTCGGGGTGATCACTATTTTGAGGTCTATGCGCGTCGAAACATCGGGGGCGTGCGTAGCTCTGTGACCTGGGTTGTTAAGGTCCGGTCCATGGCGAGGTTCCAGGCTCATTGCCGGTGCTATCGTGATTCCGAGAAAATGCTGGAGCACTCTCCTGGCTGGCTTTTGGTCGTCACTGAAATTAATGAGACGACTTTCGATCGCATGCGGCTATTAGGATATGGTCGCGAGTTTGAGTTCGTCGGTTAACGGGAGCTGTGCTGTGGAAATGCAAATTCGGTTTGGTGGTGACGGGGTGGTGACAGCGGTTTACGCGGATGACCTGATGCCAGTCCTGAGTTCGATCGGCGGGACATCCATCGTTCGGGCTTCCAACGTGGAGCCCGTTGAGGGTGGCTGGGAGGTCGCCATAGTCGACGGTCCGAAGTTCGGTCCGATCGTGCGTCGCGATGATGCGATCGCTGCTGAGGTCCAATGGTTGCGTGATAACGGGAGAGCGTAATGTTTCGGGATGTTGTGTCACATATTGAAACGCATGAGCAGTATCATGCGAGGCGTGAGCTGTCGACTTCGATGGTCAAGGACTGGATTCATTCGCCAGAAATGTACCATCGTCGGAACGTTCTCGGCATCAAGAAAAAAGCCACTGATCCTATGGATTTTGGTAATGCGGTGCACGAAGACCAGTTGTTGTCAATTTGGGAGCAGACTTACATTGTCATTCCCAAGGAGGTACTGGCTACCAACGGTGCGCGTCGTGGTAACGCTTGGGATGCGTTCAAGGCAGCGAACGAAGGAAAGGTTTTACTCAAAGAGCAGGACGTTGCTGATTTGGTTGCTATTCGCGAATCGATCGCTGCAAACCCGGACGCGAGGTATCTCCTGGAGTCCGAGGGTCTGTCGGAAGTTTCCCTGGTTGGCTGGGCAGATCTTCCCGGCGAGGAGGGTGCTGGTACTCACTACCGTGGCAGGCTTGATCGTGTCATGCAGGCTGGTGAGCGTAGGATCGTTGACCTGAAAACGACCGGCGACATGAGTCCACGGGCGATGCGGTACAAACCGTTGGATTCGTGCTGGGATATTTCCGGCATGGCTTACTCGAAAATGTGGGAGGCGATGACCGGCGAATTATTGCCGGTGGATTTTATCGTCGTCGAGACGTGCGAGCCGTATCGGGTTGAGGTATACTCACCTAGCAAAGCGACGCTTGCGATGGCTTTGGATCGCTGGCTTGAGGCTGTTATCGGCATCCAGTCGGCTGTCGCAAATGGGTACTGGCATCGTGACGGTTACCCTGCGAGAATCATGTTTTAGTTTGTGATCTTGTTTTTCTGGGAGTGCTTGTATGGCTGATGAAGTCAAAGATGAATCTGTTGTTTTGTCCGGCGCTGCTGGCGCTGCGTTGTCTTTCGAGAAGGTGCTTCGCGAAAACCTGGACACTCATGACGAAATGTTCTTGTCCGATGCGAAGCCGTTGCTTCTCGGGCATCGGTTTGTCGATGCGGTTGTCAACGCTCTGAAAGCCTTGACTGGTCAAAGTCTCGCAAGTCTCAACAAGGAAGACGCTCTTGCTTTGGTTGCGAAAATGTACGACGAATACATTTCGAAGATCGATCTTCCCGGTCCGTTCGACAGTTTTATCCATCCGATGATCAAGAACATCGCCCTGGTTATGATCGGTCGTGTTTTCGACTCGTTGAAAAAACCGGCGTAGTTCGCAGTACAATGATTCCGATGGCGATAAGCAGGTACGGACGACTTGCTTCGCTAGCGCACCTGGGTTACTCCCGTTTCCCAGGTGCGTTTTTTTTGCGCTGGCGTGAGACGTTTTGGCGTTCGTCTCGGCTTATGTATTAGTGGTGTTCTGTTTTTCACGTTCTGGAGTCTGGCTATGAGTGTTGTTGTCGAAAACGGAGTTATGGTGTTCGAGGACGGCGCGTTGATGCAGACCGTCGATATCAATTTGCTATTGCAAGGGTTGCATGCGTTCCACGCTGAGTGTCCGAAAGTATTCAAGTCGGAATGGAACAAACAGCTAAGTTCGTACTATGCGGATCTGGCTACGATCTTGGATACGATCAGTCCGTTTCTTGTGAAGTCTGGACTGGTGTTGACCCAGGCGGCGTTTGGTAACAATCTCGCGACGACTCTGTATCACACGTCCGGTCAGTGGATGCGAGTGACGACCAAGTTCGAGGTTCTTGATGCTGTGAGGTATCGCACGGGGGATAAAGGCGAGATCGATGTTCGCGGTGTCACTCCGCAGACCTACGGTTCTGCTCTGACCTATGCGCGTCGATACGCAGTGGGTTCGATCCTAAGTCTCACGATCGATTCGGATGACGACGGCAATGGTGGGCAGGGCGACGATCCGCGTCGACGCTACTCGGGAAATTCACCTGGAAGAACAATGAACCAGAACTCTGCTCCGAAGGCTGGAAGTGCGAAGCCTGCGGACGCAAATCCAAAGATCGAAGTTCCAAAGGCTGACGTTGCTCCTGCGAAGATTGAGCCGTTGTCGAACGCGAAGATTTCCGAGATCGTGACTCGAATCGGCGAAAGCACTCTGGAGAAGATGCCTGCATGCGAGGCTGCGTTGACGAGGTACGGTTCATCATCGTCTATCACCAAGGCGTTGTGGGGGGATTTGATCGATGTTTTATTGGGTCGCTGGATATCCTTGGAGTCTGTCGATGGTGTTGAGGCTTTGCGTGCAAAAGTGACCGCCTACGGTGGTCGTAGTTTGCTTCCGAACGAAACAGTTGTACGGCTGATTGGTGCCATCGATGAGCGTATCGCGGTGAACCAGGAGCCACAAGAAAAGGTCGAGGGGTCATCCGATGGTCAGTGATGAAAAAGAGAGAATTGTCCAGGTCGATATTGCGGATCTGGTTTTGGATCAAAGGCTTCAAGCGAGGGCCGAGGTTGACCGTGTTGTCATCGACGACTACAGCGAGGGGTGGAAGGACCAGGAAAAGTTCCCTCCGATTCGAATCATCGTCGTGGACGGATCCAAGTACGTTGTCGACGGTTTTTTGCGGGTCATGTCTGCGTCGAACGCTGGCGTGATTTCAGTTCCAGCGGTCGTTAAGCCAGGAACGTGGGACGATGCGGTTGCTTTTGCGGTTGGAGCCAACGCGAAGCATGGCGCTAGAAGGTCGTCTGCTGACAAGCGAAAGGCTGTCACGATGGCTATCACTCAGTGGCCTGATCGGAGCGATCGGCTGATTGCTGGGATGGTCAAAGTTTCTGTTCCGTTGGTTGGTTCGGTGCGGTCGAAGTTGGGGAAGAAAAGCCCATCAAAGCACAACGGCGTCGATGCAAAAAGGAAAGAAAAGGCGGAGCGAGCGAGCAGAAAAAAGGCTGCATCGGTTGTCAACGTTTCAGAGGCTGGCAGTTCGATCGTCTCGCTTGCTGATGTGGCGCACGTCACGAAATGCCCGGAGTGCAATTGTCCGGAGTTCGTGCTGGACGATGGTGGCAAAACCTGCAGTGCATGCTTGCGACCGGTGGTTCCTGGCGACGCTGCTACTCCACTTGATTCGGTTCCTGCTGTCGCTGCGGATCCTGTTGTCGAGGCTCCGACTGTCGATTCCGAGACTGGGTCCGGGAAGGTGAAAGGGATCAGCGGTACCAAGGCTGCGGCGCGTAAGTCGCTAGGCGAGTTGGTCCGTTTGTGTGATCGCATGAAGATTTACGAACAGGCTCGCGAGCATTTGAATGCTCTGTCTCAAATCATTGGATAGTTTCAGGAGGGGGGTGGCTGGTGAGTGCGATCGATGCGTCAAAAAACTGGGATCACCAAAATCGGGCGAAGCATGAAACTGCCCAGGCTCGTGCTGAAGGATGCAAGTCATCGCTGGTGGTTGCTCCGTGCGGCGCTGGCAAGTCTCGGATCATGATGCAGCTTACTCACGAGGAGGTTGCTCGTGGTGGTTCGGTCAGGATCTACGTCCATCGGACGATGCTTCGCGAGCAATTGTCTCGTGACTTTACGGCTGCGGGAATAAGCCACGGGTTGATGGCTGCGGGTGCTGAGGTCGACGAGTCGAAGCCTGTTCAGATTTGTATGGCTGATTCTGTTTACTCGCGTGCTATCGTGCGTTCCAAGTGGTCGCTTGGAAGTCCAAGTTTGGTGATGGTCGACGAGTCCCACAATCAAACCGGGAACACGTTACGATCGATTCTGTTCGGTGGCACCAACGCTGGAGGCTTTACTTGGCAAGGGCACATTCAAACTGGAGCTGATTGCATTGGTTTCACGGCTACTCCGGTCAACTGCGAAAAAATCTACGACCGAATCATTGAGTGCGGTTCGTACTCTGAGATGCGTCGGGTAGGGGCTCACAGTATGGTCCGGGTGTATTCTCCATCGGAGATTGACTGCGCTGGGTTGGCTCGAAATGCTGACTATGAGTTTTCAAGTTCGGCGTTGTCTGATCGCGCGGTTCGCATCTTCGGAAACTGCTACGACTCGTGGAAGAAGTTAAATCCTGATTGCTATCCGTCGCTGCTGTACGCTCCCTCGGTTCAGTCGTCGCGTTGGTTTGCGGAGGAGTGGGCAAAGAAAGGCGTGATGGTCGCGCACATCGACGGTGAGACGTGCATGCTTCCGGTCCGTAAAAACGGCGAGGTTCATCTTGAAACTTACGAGTCGGACGAAGAAGCCAGAAAGCAACTTTTGGAAGGTTCGAAAAGTGGCGAGATTGCTCTGATTTGCAATCGGTTTGTGTTGCGAGAGGCGATCGATATGCCATGGATCCGTCACGGCATTGCGGCGACCGTGTTTGGTGGTATTTCATCCTACCTGCAGTCGGTTGGTCGGATCCAGCGGTTCAGTCCTGCGTATCCATACAAGGTCTGGCAATGTCACGGAGGTTCGTTCTTTCGGCATGGTAGCCCGAACGCAGACCGCGACTGGGAGTTGGGTTGCACGAACAAGTCTTGCGCTCAGGGGCGTGCTGAAAAAATCGCGAAGTCTGAAAACCCGCAGGACGTCGAGGGTATCTGTTGTCCGAAGTGCTCCGTCTGGAGGCAGTATGGACCGCGATGCCCTGGCTGCGGTCATTCTCACAAGCTGTCGGTGCGCGTGGTGCAGCAGGTCAGCGGCGAGTTAAAGTTGATGCGTGGCGTCGTTAACAAGGTGAAAAGCAAAGCAAAGGCGAAAACTCCTGATAAAATATGGACGAGCGTTTTGTGGGGAAGTGCCAAGCGGGACCGTTCCGTTTCGTCGGCTGTGGCTTTGTATCGGGCTCGTTGTGCGAAGGAGGGGGTCTACTGCGACATCACCAAGTTGCGGTTTGCACCACCTGCTCCAAATTCATCCGATTGGCATCTCTCGGTACGAACGGTTTATCCATGGTTGGGTGGTGCTGGATGAAAACTATGAAAAAGAACGATCGTGTCGAAAATGCGTTGCGTGCCGTCGAAGCACGGGGGAGGATCGATATGGTGATCGGTGCGTTCGGGATGATCGAGGCGACTGAGGCGATCAAAGAAATCAAGCGTGATGCTGATTCGTCTCAAAAATCCATCGAGGCCGAGGAGGAAAGTTACCGCGCTGCGTTCTCGCGTTCGTTTGCTCATGCGATCGACGCGTGCTTGGCTGCTGACGACTTTCGGACGGTCGAGGAGATGCGTCGTGCCTGTCTGGGAGAATGACGACTACGATCCGTTGCGTTACTACGATGATATCCGGCGTGAGATTCGGTCATGCTGGTACTGCAATGCTGAGCGTGCTCCTGTATGGTGGTATGCTCCCTGGCTGATCGAGCGTGCTCACATCGTCAACAAACCGCGTAGGACCGATCGGCGAGTGGTTGTGATGCTTTGCTCGACTTGCCATAAGCGATCGCACGGCGAGCGATTCTCGGGGGTTGATTGGCCTATTTTGTCAGTTGCGAATATGTTGTGGCTGAAACTCAATCTCGATCCTGATTGGTGGGATCCTGCGTTCCTGCAGAAGCAATCGATTCGCCGTTTGCCCGAGCCCGAGATGCCTGCAAAGTTCCAGTTGCAAATCCCAGGAGGGGACGTCCGTGGGAAACCTAATAAGTGATCTAGATCGTCCTGGTCGCGAGTTCTCGATTCGGCTTCCGTGGCCTGACCGCAGGCTGCATGCGCAGACTCGGGGGAGTCGCTGGAAGAAAATATCGGCGACCACGGCTGCTCGCGAGGCGGCGTTCATGCTCGGGCAAGCCGAAAAGCAAAAGGCGACGGTGCGGCTTCCCATCGAAGTGTGCGAGGTGTCGTATCTGTTCGTCATGCCGTCCAAAACGCGGAGAGACGTTGCAAACCTGATCCAGTCCTGCAAGCCTTTTATCGACGGGCTGGTTGATGCTGGCATTGTTTCCGGGGATGATTGGACAAAAATGCGGATCGCTGGCGCTGATGCGATTGTGGCTAAATCGCGGCATTCTGCGGGGGTGGTCATAAAATTCGAAGAATTATTGCCGTGGTGCGCCTCAGATTGAGGTTGCTTTGGCCGATAAGTGTATGTACATTAAGTGCATCGATCGACGGGGTTGTCGGTCAGGTTCGGTGGGTTGGAAAACGGGAGATCTGGCAATGGCTGCATCATTTGAAGTCGATGTTTTGGATGTGGATTTTGATGCTGTGCGTCGCGCTGCGGCGTTCAGCTTGCGAACGAACCAAGGAGTGTGCTCGTTTGCGGACGCGGATGACGTTGCTCAGGAAACTGCGATTGCGGTGATGAACGGCTATGTGAGCGTTCAGTGGAAAAGCCGGAACATCGCTAGGAATTTGCGAAGCAAAGAAAAGCTGGCGAAGAAGCGTGAGATGGGCGCTGCTGTGCGTCGATCCGAGTCGGCTAGCGATGTCGATCCGTTGTCGCAGTTGATTGCTCTTGAGAACGATTCCATGGTCTGGTCGGTTGTAGAAAAGCTCCCTACTTTTCATTGTTGGGTGATCATGGCTCGGTATCGCGATGGGATGACTATCAGCGAATGCGTGGACGCGAGTGGGTGGTGCCGTGGAAAGGTTACGCGAGCCATTGCCGAGGCTTTGGTGATGCTGCGGGATGAATTGGCAGACTTTGTCGCCGAGTAGCGTGGTGGTTGCTACAATCCAAGGCATCTAATTTTGGGTGCCTGAACGGGAGAAGTAGCATGGACTGGGTTTCGCGAATTGTTGGTCACGAGAAGGTTGCTGCAGGTCAGTTGCTTGCCAATCCATTTAATCATCGGCAGCATCCCAAGGCTCAGCGGGATGTTGTTGCGGCATCGATCGAGGAGTTGGGGTTCGTCAAATCGGTCATCGTGAACCGAACGACCGGTCACATCGTCGACGGTCACGAACGGGTGATGCAGGCGCTGGGTGTTGGCGAAGAGACGATGGTCGACGTGGAGTACGTCTCTCTGACCTTGGATGAAGAACGCAAGGCTTTGTTGATTCTTGATGCGTCGTCTGAGATGGCGAAGGTGGACGCGGATCTCTTGCGTGAGCTGGTCAATGTGACCGAGTTCAATCTCCCTGCCCTGGACGGGCTCATGCAGGACATGATGGCGTCGGCTGGCGTGAAGGTCACGATTCCCCCTGGCGACGACGATCTTCCGGAACCACCAGACGAGCCAATCGCGCGGCTGGGTGATCTTTGGATCCTCGGGGACCATCGGGTGATCTGTGGCGACTGTACGGACAGCGGCGTCGTTTCTCGGTTGCTCAACGGCGTTATGCCAGTGCTCATGGTGACCGATCCTCCGTATGGGGTCGAGTACGATCCATCGTGGCGAAACGAAGCGGGGCTGGGAAGTACCGAGCGTACTGGCGTGGTGCTCAACGACGATCGTGCGGACTGGACGGAAGCGTGGCTTCTGTTCCCTGGTCCGGTGGCTTACGTTTGGCATGGTGCGCTTCATGCTTCGGAAGTGGAGCAGTCGCTGGTAAAGGCTTCATTTGAAGTTCGCTCGCAGATTATTTGGGCGAAGCCGAGGGCGGCGATCAGTCGTGGCGCGTACCACTGGGGGCATGAACCGGCGCTCGTGGCTTCCCGTGGAGAGCAGTCGATCGAGCCAGATGAATCGACGGATCAAGACGGCGAGCACGGTTGGTACTGTGTGCGAAAAGGTGCCAAGGCGTACTGGTGCGGCGGTCGGAAGCAATCGACGGTCTGGAATATCGGATTCGCTGGCGAGGTGAAGTCTGAGCACGGTACGCAGAAACCGGTCGCGTGCATGGCGAGGCCGATGATGAATCACGGGAGACCTGGGGATGTGGTCTACGATCCGTTCCTCGGGTCGGGCACATCGGTTATTGCAGCCATGCGGTCGAAGCGAGTATGCTATGGGTGCGAGCTGAATCCAGCATACGTCGATCTAATCGTGCGTCGCTGGCAAAACATCACGGGCCTGCAGGCTCAAGTGGTGCGTCAAACCGAAGAGGTTGAAGCGTGACGAAGCGCTCGAAAAAGCATAAACAAAAAGCCGGACTGTCACCTGCTCTAGAACATACGACGGGCGGAAATCGCGAACCGCTTGAGTCACGTAAGAGCCAGATAGCGACAGGCGTTAAACCCCAAACTGAGGATGAGGCGTATCGGGCATTCTGGCCAGAGTTTGCTCCAGGCATGGAGAAAATAGCCGAGTCAACAGGGAGGGGTGGAGCGTATCAACGTATGTCGGATATGGCACTGGCAATCCGTGCCGTGTCCGACTCGTTTCCAGTTCCTCGGGCAGCGGTGGAGCGTTTGGTGTTCGATGTCATTCGGCAATCGACCGATCCTTCGCTTACCCTGGAACAGAGGCAGCGGTCGCAGAAACTGCTGTCTCGCATGATCGAACGGAACGCGGCACCGAAGGGGTTGCCCGACCAACTGCAAACCTTGCCTGGGCAAGTACTCTCTATTCAGCAGGTGCTCGACGTGATCGATGTGGACGATAACGATATCGACCTGCGGGACTTCAAACCGGCAATCGGATCCGATGAGGATTATGCCGAATGACTGCGGTCGCTGGCTGGACGGATCAGTTCGGATCGGAAAGCGTACATTCGCACGAGCGCCAAAGTAACGCAGCCAGGGAGTTGTATCTGGACGCACAGGCGATGCGTTCTCCGTTGTTGCTGGCTGAACGGTTTTCTCGTGGCGAGTGGAAGCGTGCGCGGCACTTGCAGTTCATCGACTGGGAATTCAGAAATCTGCTGAAGTCTCGGGATATCGACCTGCTGATCATCAAATGCCCTGTCCGTCACGGAAAGAGCCAGTATCTAGCGCGGTGGGCTCCTGCTTGGTACCTGCTCCGGAATCCGCACAAACGGGTCATGATCTGTACCGCGACGGCTTCGCTGGCATCGTCTCACTCGCGTTGGGTGCGGGACAAGTTCCATGAGTTGGCTTCGCTCATGCAAATGAAGGGCGTTGATCCTACGCATGCTTCTGTGAAGGACTGGGGTATCGACATTCCTGGCGGGGGTGGTGCGTTGGCTGCAGGTGTCGGCACGTCCATCGTCGGCTTCGGCGCGAATTTGCTGATCATCGACGATTACCTGAAAGACGCAAAATCGGCGTTCTCTCCAAAGATCCGGGACGACCAATGGGACTGGTTTCTGTCGACCAGTTCGACGCGGTTGGAGCCTGGGGGGAAGTTAATTCTTCTCTGTACTGCTTGGCATTCGGACGATCTCATCGGTCGCATCTTGAAACACAGAAAAGAGCTAGATATGCGGGTGCGTTGCGTCACTCTGCAGGCGTTGCGTGATTCGTCGTATGGCGTTCACGATCCTTTGTGTCGGCAGGATGGCGAGGCGCTTTGGCCTGAGAGATGGCCTGTCGAGGTCATGGAGCGTCGGAAGCGCCAGGCTGGTATGTGGTGGCACTCGATCTACCAGGGAACGCCAAAGGGGACGGGGCTTTCATCCTGGCCTGATGCGTACTTCTCGAATATTTGGGCGGATGACGACGAGTGGCCTAGTCCGGAGGAAGGCGTTCTGTCGGCTTCATTCCTCGATCCATCGAAGGGGAAGAATTCGAAAGTCGGGGATTATTCCGCGATCGTGTCTGTGGTTTACGCAAAGGGTAAGCTGTGGGTGGATTCCTCGATCGATCGTCGATCCGTGCAGGTGATGGTTCGGGAGTGGATGGAGTTCAACCGGGCGCGTCGTATCGCTTTCCAGGGGGTCGAGGGTAATGCGTGGCAGGATTTGCTCGCTGAGGACTACGTCGAGGAGTGTTTGCGGCACGGGTATCAAATCGATCCTCCTGAATGCGTGATTCACACGACGAACAAAAACCTGCGGATCGAAAAGATCGGGAAGTGGTTGGACGGTCGGTTGCTTCGGTTTCGTCGGACGGCTTCGAACGAGTTGCTCCTTGCCCAGATGCGGGAGTTTCCGTTCGGGCAATACGACGACGGTCCGGACGGTCTGGAGGCTGCGATCGCGCTGCTGTGTCGATCTGTCGATGCGTTGTCGGATGCTCACGACATCGAGGAGAGCGATGCGACGGTTGGTACCAGACCGCTATGATGTCGGCTGTGTGAGCAGTGGGGCGGGATAATTCTGTGAAAGAGGGGGGTGACCCATGGACGAGGCTGCTATCAAGAATCGGATTTTGGAGCTGGCGAAACAATCGAACGCTTCGATCGCTTCGGGGTACATGGACGAGCTGATTTCCGTCTGGCGAAGGGGGTATTCAGACCGGATGCCTGGGTGGGTGGCTGATCTTTTGCCGGTAAAGACGCTGGAGAATCGTGTCTATCGCGACGGTCACTGGGAAGCGAGAGTGTTTCTGTCTGGGTTTTTGTGTCTCGGGCGAACGAAGATCGTCTACAAAAAAGATCGAAAAGGCGGGTCTGGAAATTAAATCAGGAAATTGTCGATCGTTCGCGCCCTGATTCGGCGTGGATCCAGCCATGACTAACGTGGGGCAGTGGTTGCCCTGGTTTTTCCTGGAGGATTCGCAAATGCTTAGTTCGACTTTTGTTCTTGGTGGTAAGGCTGTTTTCACGGTGTCCAATCCTTCCGGCGTGCGATACACGTATCGGGTGAAGGCGAGCAAGGGGCCAAATCCAAAGTTTTTTGCTCAACTCTTGGCTGGTCCTGACAACACCAGCGATTACGTCTATTTGGGCGTGGTTGATACCTTTTCCGGTTCGGTGCGGCTTACTGAAAAGTCGAGGATGACCGGGGATTCGCTTCCAGTGAAGGTTCTACGCTGGTCGCTTGGCAAGTGCTGGCAAGGCGGCGATCTTCCTGAAGGCTACTCGATCCATCATGAGGGTTGCTGTGGTCGCTGCGGTCGGGCGCTCACGGTTCCCGAGTCGGTAGAAAGTGGTTTCGGGCCTGAGTGCATCAAGCTGGTTGGTGGTTGAGGTTTTCAAAAACCCTGGTTTTTCATTGGTCAAACGAAGTGTAAATTTTTACACTTCCCTTCTGTCTCTGTGGTTGTGGAGGGTTTGTAATATGGGTGGTTGCAGCGTTGCTTGGTCTTTTGATGGGCGACTTTCGGAGCAGGAAGTTCGGACTGTGTTCGCGGATTTGCGACAGGCTGACCTGAAAGTGAACGGGTCGGATCCGTATTCCGGGACCGTGCATACGATTCCATCGCTCAAGTTCGTAGGGCAGGTGGCTGGCTCCTACGACGAGGCGTTCGATTTGGCGTTGGACCGCGCGGTGAAGTGGGAATATGCGATCGCTGTGAAGTATCCGAGGGACGGCAAGCTGTTCTGGTTGGTCGCTGGCTGGGCTGCGGAGTGACGGGCTGGCTGGTTCGGTCGCTGAAAAGATTCCCCAGAAATGACCTTATTTTTGTATTTACGGTATTGACGCTAAGTGTTTGGTCGTTAAGATCAATGCATGCGGACGACGGGGTGTCGGCTGCGGGGTTCGAAGTGAAACGGGAGACGTTGAAAATGACTGCTGCAAAAAAAGAAGAATTGGCTCCAACGGTCTACCGCACAAGCGGCACGAAAAATCGAGCGATTGCTCAGTTTGTCACGATCGAAGCGGCAAACGCTTACGTTGCAGAATTGATTGCCGGAGGCCAATCAAACGAGTTTTTGATAAAGATGGCCGTTCGCAATCCAATCAAAAAGGCTTACACCAAGCGAGGTGTTTGGAGAGAAAGCGGAGTTCGGCAGGTTAATCGATAATGTTGCTGTACTGCGAACGGATGGAATGTCGCCTGGATAGGTGGGTTTCGAAACGCGGGGTGCGATATGGCAAGCGATATGGGTGCTCTCTCTGAAAAGTGCAAGCGAGCACTTCGGAGCCGAGCGTGGAAGATGACCACGAAAGAACGTCAGGCTTTGTTGAAGGCTGCGGACGAAGCGGCTGGCATTTGGATCGTGTTTCGCAAAGGGAAGGCGCTGAATCGGGCGTATGGCTTTGAGTGCCATCCTGTAGCGTTCTCGGTTCCAAATGGTCACATCATCATGGGTCGCGACGGAGTTGCGGTTCTGGAAAAAGTTTAGAAAGTCGCGCCCTGTAATCGGCTGGGCGTGGCCTGGGTATGTGCGGTGGTTGGTTTGGTTGGTTTCAAAACGGGAGATTCTGTGATGCGTGCTAATACTTTGGGTGAGTTGCTTGAGGCTGTTGAGGAGTTGATCGAGGCTCATGGTGCGGACGTCGAGGTTCGCATGGCGACGCAGCCAAACTATCCGTTCGAGTGGTCGATCGGTGGCGTGGTCGCTGTCGATCCGAGCGAATCGGACGAGGACGACGATGAAGGCTCGGATGCTCCCTCGGGAGATGGCGAGGTCATCGTCTACATCCTGGAGGGTTCCCAGCTCGGGTACGCTTCCAAGCGGCTGTGGGACGAGCAGTAGGCGTTGGTGTCAAGTTTGCAGTCGCGTCGCGTTGGCGCGGCTGCTGTGGGGGTTGGTTGGTTTCAAACGGGAGACGGTTCTATGTCGGTTAAGAACAGGGCTGCGGTTGTGTTGTACGAGTCGATGGTCGCTTCGATCCACGACATGCTTGCTGATCTCAACGAGGCTGCGGGAAACTTTCCTGCTCCGGACGGAGATGTGATTCCGAACGGTGACTATGGCGATCTTGGCAATGTCGCCGAGGTTCATCGGTTGCTTGGTGAGGCGATGGGGTTCATCAAGTCGTATCGACCGGTGGGGGCTGCGGCGCGTGGTGCTCCGTGCGACGACAACGCGTATCTGTTCCGTGCGCCTGTCAACGCTGATAAGGGTCGCATGATTTGGGTGCGAGGCGATGAAAACTACGACTGGGTTCTTCGGGAGTTCGTTCGCGTCGATTGTGCTGGTCGGTTCGTTTGCGTCGACGCTGAGATTCGCACTGTGCGTGTCTTCTGGAACTGCGGTCTGATCTGGGATGGAACCATGCCTGTCGAGAAGGATGTCGTGTCGGAAGTGATGGATCGTGGTCCGTGCGACGACAACGATGCGGAGTTTCGAGTTCCGGTTGATTCGGACCGTGGTCGCATGGTCTGGGTCAAGGACGTTGGCTCGCGATGGTTCCGTCGCGAATTTATTTCTAAATCCGGAGGTAGGTTTTTGTGCAAGGAAAGCAGTGCTCCTTTGGGCTATGTTAGCTGGGATGTAGCAAATATCAGGGTCGATTCCAAGCCTGTCGAAAAGGCTGATCTTGGAACAATTCGCGTCATCACCTGAGACGGTTCTCGGTTGGCGTCGGCTATGTAGGTGGTGTTCTTGTTTGTCTTTCAGTCGGGGGCGTGCCGTGAGTGCAAATCAAAAGTTATCGATGGATGAGGCGTGGGTGCTGATTTCGAAGTTGCTGCCAAACGCGATTGCAATGCATCCTTATGGCAGGGGGGCGACGGTTCATTTTCGAGATGGTTCGCCTACTCAGGTGTTGAACTGCTTGGTCGACTGGAAGGCTGGAAACGGAAGTGTCGTGTCGTGGTATTCTCCTCACAATTGGCGTGGCGCGATCGCTTCCGATGTTCGAGGCGATAATCCTCCGATTTGCCGGTATCGTGGTTCCGTAAGTAGTCCGTGGGAGTACGGGTTTCTTCGGGGGTGTGATCCAGAGACTTCGCATCATTACTACTGCGGTGGTACGTTACGGTTGCATTGCGAAGTGATCGATGAGCCAAAACAGGAAGCGGTCGCCGATGCTACTGTTCGTGTTCCTGATTTACTGCATGGCTGGCGAGAACCTACATCGAGCGACGCTGGTCGAACCGTGTTCGTTCGTGATCATGCTGGGGTAAAGTGGACACACCGAGTGCTCGCTAGGGTTGAAGGAAAAAAAGTGTTTTGGTGCGAACCGAACGACGGAGTTGGTGAGGTCGACTGGGCTCATGCTTTGATCGTCGATGACGTCGTGTTCTAGTTTGCTGTGGTGTTGTGTTCGTGGTTCAAGCGGGAGATTGAAAGTTGAGCGTTAAAAACTGGGTCTATGGTGGTAAGGTTCCTACGCCACAAGAGGCTGTCGATGAGGCGATCTTCACGGCGCACAAGTATCGAAACAAGCTGTGTGAGTTGGAGCTGGAAAAACGGAAGCGGCACTACGATTTGTTGCGTCGGCTTGCTCCTGAGTTTGTTGCTGCTGAGGAAACGGTCGCGACGTTGGAGGCGGCGCTGGGTGCCTGTCGCGAAAAGATCCAAGCGGAACGGGTGAAGCAGCGGACGAAAACTCCGACTGGGTGCAAGACCTGGATTGCCGAAAGTGCGGACATCAAATCGCGGTTAAAAGATGCGCGTGCAGTCTTGAAGGCTGCGAAGCATGCGGCTTACGATGATCCTGCTGTCAAGGCTGCGATGGATGCGAACAGCGAGCAGCATAAATCCGAGTGTGCTCAAGCCAAGCAGGAGTCCGGGCTGTACTGGGGGACCGAAGCGGTGATCCGTGATTCGTGTCGATCGTTTGCGAGTGGTGCTCCACCGAAGTTTGCGCGGTATGAAGGGCGCGGTCAGTTGGCTGTCCAAGTCCAAGGCGGGATGGATTGTTCCAAGGCGATCGATGAGAACACGTTGGTCTACATCGTTGGCGAGGGTCGGAAGCGAACGGCAAAGGTTCGCATTGCTTCGGACGGTGGGCGACCGGTGTTCGCGGATCTACCGATCGTGTTCCATCGGGACTTGCCTGACGGCGCTATCAAGTGGGCGTTCCTGCAGAAGCGGATGCGTGCGAACAAACCGAAGTACAGCTTGCGTCTTGCGATCGACGTTGCTGATCCTGTCGATGTGCAGGTTCCTCCGGGTGAGGTTGCGATTCACGTCGGCTGGCGAAAGCACGGGGACGGATTAAAGGTCGTGACTTGGCTCGGGAGCGACGGCGAGAAAGGTTCGCTCGTGCTTCCGGCTTCTCATTGCGAGGACTATCTCAAGCTGGACAAAATCAAGTCGGAGCGTGACATCGAATTCGGAAAGGCGATTGATCATTTGCGTGGGTGGCTGGAGTGTCGTGGCGATGTGCCTGAGTTCTTGGAGGAGGTTCGATCGCACTTGCATGCGTGGAAGTCTCAGAAGCGGTTGGCTGCTCTCGTGGTGGCTTGGCGCGATGCTCGCTTCGATCCGTGGGATATTGATATTTTCGAGTACCTGGAGGCGTGGCGAAAGAAGGACAAGCATGCATGGCAGCACGATGCTCGGTTGCGGGAGCGAATCGCTGGTCGTCGCAAAACGATCTACCAGACGTTTCTGTGTGGTCTTGCTCGGAGGTACGGAGTGGCGATCGTTGCTCCGATCGATGCGAAGGAGTTGACCGAAAACAGCGAGCCAGAAGACTTGACGGCGGATCCAACGTTGCAGCATCGGCGTGCGAAGTGGGCTGCTGTATCGACGCTGATTCAGTACGCTCGCGAAAAATGGCCTGAACGCTGCATCGAAGTGGACGGTGCGAACATGAGTCGCCAGTGCATGCGGTGCGGTCACGTCAACGAACCGCAAGGCAAGCGGGTGCAGTGCCATGGTTGCGGTGCTACTTGGGATGTGGACATCAACGCGGCTACGGTTATGCTCGAACGTGGTCAGGCTGCGGCGCGTGATGGTGCTCTTGATGCGTTGGTTGAAGCGAAGGAAAAGAAAGCCGAGGCTGCTCGCGAGAAACTTGCAAAGATGATACAGGCGCGGCGTGATGCTTCTGCTCGCAAGCGTGCTGAGATGGAGGGCAGCGAGGCTTAGGGTATGGTTCTCCTGCTCATGGGAGTTGTTCATGAGATAATGATCTGGAATATGCTAATGCCTATCAATCGGCTTTGTTGCTTGAAGACGAACTATGTGGCTGATCGGTGCCATCGTTACCGAAAATATGGGTCTGTTGCGTTATCGCCAATCGCGAGGCTTTGTTTCGCTGATATCGATGCAGTTCACCGCCTGCTCGGAGGCTTTGTTTTCGAGATACAACGACGTGGTTGCTTTTGATTTTATGCCTGCTAGGTGGCATCGTTACATTGGCTCGAACTTGAATTTCATTCATTGCGTGCGATGGGGCATCATTCCATTGACATACCCGTAAGCCTGCTCGGAGGCGTTATATCGGAGACAAAAAGCATACGGGGAGACTATTTGGACTGCGATTGATTTGCCTGTCGTGAGGCGTCGTATCGCGAAAACGAGATTGATCACATGATTCCGCCTGCGGACCGGCTTCGTTGGTCCGGCGCAAGGACATCGTTGCCTGCTCAGAGGCATTGTGTCTGAGACGTTCGCGAGAACTTCGATCTGTCGCCTGCCATGAGGCTTTGTGTCATGGACGGAGTCCATAATGCCCGAAAGTGAAACCAAAAACATACCGATCAGCTCGGTCACAAATGCTCTGTGGGAGTGCCGTGATTGCGGCTGCGAGTCGAGCGATGTGTACTGGTTCAGTTGTTTGGGTGCGAGGCTCAAGAAGCCGAGGTGCGCGTGCTGCCATGAGAAGGCGGTCGTCTCTGGTTCGTCTGTTTACGAAGAAGGGACTATTGAAATGTCTGGTTGCCAGCAACGGGTGTACGGTAGGCATGTTCGGGGAATCTACTTGTTTCGGGAGGAGAAGTAACTTGCTTGTGCCTGTTCGGAGGCATCGTATCCGTGACGACCACTGTTTTACCCGCCTGCGCTGGGGCGTCGTTTCGGTGAGTGTGACTACACAATCTCCTGCGCGGTGGAGTTGTAACCGTGGCCAGATTAGCGATTTTGCTTTAAGCCTGCATGGAGGCATCGTATCTATGACCCCATTGTGCCGTGTTCATTGCCTGCTCGGAGGCGTCGTATCCGAGATGAAACATTTGCTATCTCGTTTTCATTGCCTACCGTGAGGCGTTGTTTCATGGATCCGACCATAGCTTCCGGCGTGGCTTTGTAGCGTCGATGGCCTGATTGCGTGCGCCTGCTTGGAGGCTTTGTTTCCTTGGCTCAATACGATCAGTGAGAATTTTGCCTGCTCAGTGGCGTTGTAACTGCGATCCAGGATTTGGTTGGCGTATCGCCTGCTTGGAGGCTTCGTTTCCTGAACATGATGCATCGCTGCTCAGTGCCTGCTCAGCGGCTTTGTTGCTGGGATGAAAAGTCACTTTGCCATCTATCGCCTGCGGACCGGCGTGGCTGGTTCGACGTCAGCCATTTTTTGTAATCGTCACGAAACTGTTTCATGACGGTTTTGTCCTGCGCATCGGACTTGTTGGTGCGACAACGCGGAAAATGTGGAAAGTATTGATGGTGCTCGGATGAAATTGGAATCGTCACGAAACTATTCTGTGACGTGTTTTGCCTGCTCGGAGGCTTTGTATCCGTGACAGGTAGCTCTAGCAGACCGCCAAATTCGAGCGATAAAATACTCCAAGTTTCCGTATTTACTGTATTGACGCGAAGTGTCCGGTCGTTAACATGGACACATGCGAACGACGGGGTGTCGAACGCGGGGCTGGTTCAAACGGGAGACTGGAAAATGCGTTACTCAAAAAGTGGATTGTTCGAGTTGTGGCGAAATGTTGTCATTGAGGGCGATTGCGTCACGCCATCCGTTTGCCGATCTTTTCTGGTTCGGATTTGTGCGACATCGGAAGATGCCAAGAAAGCACTTGCTGAGTGCGATCCTCGGGATGACATCGGTATCGTTGCTCCGAAGGCTTATGTCGAACGGCACAGGAAGTTGTTTCTCCGCAAGCAAGCGAGGCTGGCTGCGAGCAGTGCTGTTGATGTTCCATTCTAGTGCGATGGTTGGTCTTGCTCTCCTGCGCTTTGCAGGGGAGCGTTGTGGTGGTTAGGAAACGGGAGTCTCTGAAATGTTGATCGAAGAAGTTCAGGCTGATCTTGGCGATCTGTTGCGTGATGTGGTTGCCATTCGCGAGGACATGGAGAACGCTGAGTGCTGCGAGGTAAAAAGCGATCTGTGCGAGAACTTGCGATCGGCGTTGCTGAAGGTTTCTGATCTGAAGGTCGAGCTGCAGAAGTTTGTTCGCAAGGCTGAGAAGTGCTCGGGGTGATTGGTTGTTTTTAAACGGGAGGTCTGTGATGTTGGAAGCTGGCAAGTTCTATCGGAACAATAACGGAAAGCGGATCCTGATCGGCGGTCGGATCAAGCACTACTCGGAGTTCAATTCGTTCGTGTGGTCGGTTTCCGGCGACTGGTACGACGAGGCGACCGGTCGGTTTGTGCTGTGCACTCGGAGGTACTGCGGTTTCAGGTTGCCGGTGGAGTTCACTGGTTCCTGTATCGAAAACCATGAGGCTGTCGGAGACATGGACGATGCGGTCGTCGTCGATGAGCCATGCAGTTCCGATCGCGTTCTTGCTGACCAAGCAAAAGGAAGGACTGTTCGCCATGAAGGATAACGAGGCTACTGTTGTTGTGCTCAAAAACGGCTTGCGAGTCGCTAACTTCTCAAGCCCACATTCGTTCACGTTCACCGATGGTTCGGTGCTTGAAGCCTGCTCTGCAAAGCGTGCGAAGAAGTTGATGCTTGAACACGTCGAGGTTGAGCACAAGATGCAGCGCTGGACGGACATCGAGTTGAAGTTCGAAATGTCTGAGCCTGTCATGCTGGAGGTGCTCGCGTTGATCCAGCGGTCGGACATCGACATCGTTCTGGTTCCGTTGCCTGTTCTTGAGTTGGTTCGTGAGAAGGGCTGGACGACGAAGATTCGCGGCATTCGCGTCGCTGATCGGGTCACGAAAACGATCCATTGTGATCGCTTCTGTTTGTAATGGTGGGTTGATCTATGAGCTGCGAGTCTTGTGGGCGTGAGGTCAAATACTACGGGCATTTGCATGGTGGCGTGCGTTGCGCCAATTACTGCAAAGGCCAAGGTCTTATTGTGGAGGCTGATTCTGTGGCTGAGAAAGAAAAGCGTCGGATGGGTCGACCACCGACCGGTGTCCCTACAAAGGTCGCTATCGCGTTCCGGTTGGATCCCGAGGTCTATGCGTTCCTGCGGTCCGTCGAAAACGGAAAACGCACGACGTTGGTCGAGGGGGCTGTCCGTGGGTCCAAGGAGTTCCGTGCCTGGGTGAAAAGCCAAAAGGCTTAGCGAGGGTTTTTTTAATGAGTGAGAATATCGTAAGGTTCGAAGCCACAAAAACTCCGAAAGGCTGTGTTGCGATAGCTTCGTGGCCATCCGGTCGATTCCAGGAGAAGCGTTATTTGGGTGGGCAGGAGCGTGCTGAGACTTGCGCGGTGAGATGGATCACTGATCAAATCGAATCGTTGCGAGAAAAGTGTGAGGTTGAGCGATCGGAGATGCCGAAGGTTTACGTCAACGGCAAACAGATATTGCTTGTGGGTCAGTCGAGAACTTGGTCAAAGTCGATCAAGTTCAGTTGTGATGTAGCTAAGTTTTTGGTGGAGCGCGGGGATGGTTGCGTCGAGGATTTGATTCGCAAATCGAAGGCGTTTAAGGACTGGGTGAAAAGCCAAAAGGCGTAATTCCCGGAGACGGTTTCGGGCTGGCGTCGGCTATTGATGTATCTGGCTTTTGTTCTTTTGCGGGGGGCGGTTTGATGTTTGTGGAAATTGAGGTCAGTCTTTGGATCGTGCATTCCAGTGGATGCGGTCGGGTACAAAGCACGATGTTCAAAGCCAAGAAGACGTTTCTTCGTCCATGCGTGCCTGAAGTTGGTTCTCTGTTTCAGGTCGATGGAACCAACGGAAACGGGGTAAGTACGCGGGTCGCCGATGTTGTCTGGCATACTGGGAAACGGGATTTTGTGGAGGTCTTGACTACTCAGATCGTTGTTTTTGGCGACGAGACCGACGAGGACCGGACTGTCTACCTTAAGACGCTTACGGCTGAAGGTTGGAAGTGTGACGAGGGGACATCATGACTCAAGAACTAAAAATCAATCGGGCACCATGCACGAGCTGCCCGTATCGAAAAGACGTTCCAAGCGGTATCTGGGTCAAAGAGGAGTACGACAAGATTTTGCCATACGATGGCGAGATGTGGGTTCAACCACGGGGCGTGTTTCTATGCCATCAGAACGATGGTTCGCTGTGCCGTGGCTGGCTGGATTGCCATGGCGACAATCTGCTTGCTGTGCGGCTGTTGTGCTCGCGTGGCGATGCGACAAGCGCGGCGATGATCAAGGCGTTGGACGAAGGGCCTGCGGTCGCTGTGTTCAATAGCGCGGCAGATGCGTCGAAGCACGGCAGGAAAGCGATCAGGAAACCTGGGAAGCGGGCGCAGGTGTTGATGGATTCAATCACTCGCAAGCGTGGCAAGCTGTGCATCCATGCGGACAAGTCTTGCCGGTGCCATGGCTACCAAAAGGATCCGAACGATGCATCTCTGTGTACTTGTGGCTGTCCGTTGGATTTACACGTTGTTGAAAAGGTGGAAGCAAAGTGAGCGAAGCAAACGAAGTCAACGAAGACGGCGAGATTCTGGTCCCTGTCACAATCAAGCTGTCGAGGCGGGAAGCGGAGGAGATACTTGTCGCGATCGATCAAAGGCGTCGCAAGTCTTCCCGTGCTCGCGATTATCAGCTCGGTGCGCTGGGTGATCGAATCGGCAAGGTCGTAGAGGTTATCTTCTATGCGGATCCTGGTTGGTGGCAAAGAATCGCGGAGCGAAAATGATCGAAGAAACCCCAATTCGGAAGCACTACTTTCGTAGTGATGAAGAACTGATTTTCAAACGTCAGTTCGTGATTCAGTTCCTTGCTTCGCATGAGGCTGAGAATTTCGATCGCAATTCCAGTGTGTACGGCTGGAAGAATCATCAGGAAAGAATTCCTGTCGAGGACGCAGCGTGCTTGGCGCAGCGTGCTTGGGACCGTTGGGTTGAAGTGATCGGTGTAGTCAAAACAGAAAGCGGTGGTTGAGATGGCAAAAAAAGGAAAGAAACCTGTTCAGCGGGTTCGGTCGAAACTGGAGATCATCGCTCAAGAAGCGAGTTCATCGGTTACCGATGCGTTGTGTCGAACGAGCGACCATGGTGAGGCTGCTGCGCTTCAAGCGTTCGTCGATGAGTTCGATACGTTGCTTGAAGGCTGGAAGATGCGGCTTGATGAACTTCGCGAAGAAGAAGAGGAGGGCGAGGACTGAATGGGTACTCACGGCACGATTCTGGTACTGAACAAAGGCGACAAGCGTGACGAGGGTATCTGGCTTCATGCCTACTCGGACGGGCAAGTCGATGATGCGATGGATATGCTTCACGATTTGCCGAAGTGGTACGTCGACCGCGCGGTGCTTTCGAATCGATTGGAGGATCACTCGATCGGCTTTGGTTTTCTAGTCCGTAGTTTTAACAATGAATTATGGGATGGGTGCTTGTTTCCGAAGCTAGCGGCTGAAAAGACATTCATTGCTTCTCTGGTTTGCGGTCGCTACTTGGGTCGCTGGAGTCCTGTTGTCGAGGGCGAGATTCCATTTCACGTTATGGGCTGCGAGCCGGATATAAAAGTTGTTTGCTGCCAAGATTCGTACTCTGTGCTGAGGAAGCACGGCAGGAAAGGTGGAAAGCAGGTCGCGTGGTCGGATGATCTTCGACGGTTGTTTGGTGAGGCAAATGCAAAAGAGCCGAAGCCGATGCAGTTGTTCAGCAGTAAGACCAAGGTGCGATCGCGAGCGTGCTCCAAGGGTCCGTGGTCGCGCTGGGGGCAAACGATCGTTAGTGCTCCTGTTGACTTCGATGGTGGTTACCCTGCTCCCGCTTCGAAGGTCATCGCGCATCTCTTTTGCACGGCGGATGGAACCGGGGTCGAGGACCGGATTCTGGATTCGGAGATGGTCGGAAACGGTAACGTGCTTGCTGCATCGTATGCCATGTTCGATGCGATCGAGGCGATGGTTGAGTGGGATGCGCTCGATGCGACCGAGGAGGGTAGGTACTGGAAGAAGGTACTTGGTGACTTGAGTTCGCTGGCTCGGGGTGGTGCTCCTATCGAGTTGAAGCAGTACGAGGTCGATGCCCCTGACGGAGAGGTTTTTGGGTCGATGGAATCAGGAACCCTGTTTCCTCCAAGCAAAGTATCGCTGGCGTTCGACGATTTGCTTGCTGCTTGCAAGGAGTTGGTCGTGGGAAACTTTGCTGTGCTGTCGGATAATGGCGATGTCGAGGCTGTGAAAATACCAAGCGTGAAGTTCACCGAGTTCGAGGCTGCGATTCATAAGGCTGAGGGCAAAGATGGCGAGTGAAGAAACCGAAGGGGAAGTGGAGTTCTCGGACGGAGAGCGTTCGTTCGACTGGCTGCGAGACGCGCTCGGTGCTGGAGTACCACCATCTCATGTTATGTGCCGGTGCTTTATAAGTCCGGATGATCTTGTGCCGAAGGAGCGAAAGTTCGTCGCCATCTTCGACGAACGAAAGAACGACTATGTGTGGCATAGCGTTCGTAATCGTTACATGCCTGTCCTAGAAGAACCGCTTCCGGAGGGGTGTACTGAAACTGCGTATGTGGCGACTGGTAGGTATCTGTCGCGTGGTGATGGCAATATCGCGGAGATTTTCGAGGAGAGGGGTGACGGGTGAAGTCGCAATGGTTCGCGGATCGAAACCGGTATGAGTTCGCCAAATGCCTAGCAGAAGCAGACTACTCGTTGCAATCGTGGGATTTGATGGACGTGTTCCTGACGTGCGCTGTGATGTCTATGCGTCAGGCATATCAAAAGATGATGTTTCAACCGTTGCGTGCCGACTGGGAGGAGCGTTACCAAAAGTCGATCGCTCGCGTGAAGCATCCAGAAAAGATCAAGCAATGCTACGCCATTCTCGCGATGGGGCTGGAGGCAAGGGGCGATGATTTCCTCGGGTCGACTATCCAGGAGTTGGGGCAAGCTGACGTTGCGTGGCGTGGTCAATGCTTTACTCCTCCTGCGCTGTGTACGGTCATGGCTCAGATGATGATGGGTGACTTGCTACCGGATCCAAACAACCGGATCGTTCTGCAGGAGCCTGCTTGCGGTGGTGGCGCGATGGTGATCGCTTCGTCGCAAGTTCTGGCTGGCAATGGTTTCTATCCGTGGAACTACTATTGGACGTGTGTTGATGTTGACTGGCGCATGTTCGCGATCTGTTTCTTGCAGTGCAGCCTGCTTGGGATTCCTGCGACGGTGATCCATGGGAATACTCTATCGCTCGAAACGTGGGACAGTGCGCCTACGTTTGCTGCGGTGATGCATCCGTTGCGAAAGAAAAGAGACCAAAAGCCGGAGGTTGAGGCTATCGCTATGGAGCTGGAGCCTGTTCCGGTGGTCGATGTGCCTGTCGTGTCGGAAGTCGCCAGTCAAACTTACAAGCAGTTGTCTCTGTTCTAAGGGGTGGTCGTGAAACCGAAGGATCTAAAAGCAAAAAGCGTCGATGTGGACGATCGGTTTGTTGCTGTTGTGAGCAACCGCGATCCGTTTGCCCAGCCATCGCAGCCTGTCGGAACGCACTACTATCTTCGTGTGGTCGCCGTGAAAGAACGACGTGGTCACGTCTACTTTCAGTGTGCCGTGGAGGATCAGCATCGGGTTGAGGCGGGAGCGTATCGAACTGTCATGCATCGCTGTGATGCGGATGTGCAGGTGTACGCATGACTGGTATCGCTATGATCGCAAGGGGCCAAAAGCGTGAGCCTACGGAGCGAATCAAAAAGCTGGAGTTGGAAGCGTATGATGCGGCTTCGGAGATTTTCCTGACGGCTTTGCTTGATGTGTTCAAAAAAGAGAATAGCGGAAAGTCTTCTGTTGTGATCAGGCTGCACGGTCGAAAAGGGCTAGGGATCGAGTACTGGACGGTTGGTCCGGATGAGGTCGACGGTGATGATTCTGAAACTGGGGGGCGTGATGTCTCAAACGATGGCTGTTAAGGTCATGAAGTGCAAAACAACCGGGCGCACGGAGATGCTTTTGATGCATGCTCGCGATGCGCCTGCTGAATTGTTTTTGACGGCGCTGACCGATGCGTTCTCATCCAAGTCTGGCGATCCGGTTGTTATTGCGGTGACCACCGACGAAAAGACGGTGTCGTATTGTTTTGAGCCTGGGAAGCTGACCGATCTTGGGAATATTGACTGAGACTGTTTCGTGCTCGCGTCGGCTATTGATGTGTGGTTGTTCGTTGTTCTGTTGTGCGGGAGCGTTCTCTTGAAAACGGTAGTGATTCAAATCGGAAATTCTGATAGCAAGTTGACGAGATCCGACTGGCTTCTGTTCATTGCTGATACCCGTCAGTCTGTTGCGAAGCATTGCGGTCAGGTTCATTTCGACGGTGGTTCGAGTTTCGATTCGCAATGGCAAAACGTATGCATTGTCGCGGAGTCTCGGGTTGAAAACGAGGCGAGCCTGCTTATCGATTTGCGTCGTATCCGTCAGAAGTGGAAACAGTACGCGATCGCTGTCACGCTTGGCGAAACCGCGATGGTCTGATTCTTAGTGTGGTTCGTCTCTTTTGGATTGCTGGAGGTGATGCGTGGAATACACAGATTTGTGCGAGGAGTTGCGTGCGTTCAATAGACCTATGGTTCAAGAGGCTGCACGAGTTATCGAGTTGCTTGAAAAGAAGATAGAAACACTTGAAGCGGCTGCTTCCGATGTTCCTGAAAACGTCGACTTCAATGCTGACTTAGATTTTTTGGTGGCTGCTCACGATATGCAGGTTCGGCTGCTCAAGTCTGTTACCGGAAATCCGCACGTTCTCGAACGATCTAGCGTCGTCGAGAGGCAAGTTGCAGATTGGTCAAAAAAGCGAAACGCAGCGGATCTTGCGGCGGCGCAAATGCAGCGGTATTGGCGACTAAAAGACGATCTGCTTTCGAACGTCGTCAAGGTAACAGGGTTTGTCAATTCGCTCCCGTTGATGTTTCCTGGCTACGAGCCGTCTCAGTTGGATCAGTTGGAAAACATGGTTAGGTGTCTCAAGCAAGCGTTTGACGCTGCGGACGTCTCTCGAATCTAAGTGTGGTTGTTTTTGTTCGTTCTATTTTTTCTCGGGGCAGGTCATGGCTGTAGTCGAAGTTGATCACATCGGTAAGGTTGAGCATATCGTTTTCGATTTCCCTGAGGGGCAAGGAGGCGTTCGCATCTTCACGGGCGATTCTGCCACAGGCAAGACGACGGTGCTCCGTGCGTTGCAGGCGCTCCTCGGGGACGCTGATGCGGCGCGTGGCTTGACTCCGACCGATGGTCACGACAAGGGCGAAATCGTGGGTTTGGGGCGATCCGTTCGCATCGGGAAGAATGTACGGACGCTGGGTCACGTTCAGGTTCCGTCGCTGCGGGGGCGCTTCGATATTTCTGTGCTCGTTGATCCGGGCGTTCAGGATGCGGCTGCGAGGAAAAAGGCACGGGTTCGGTGCTTGGTCGCTTTGTCTGGTCAGACGGCATCGATCGAATCCCTCCTTGGCGAGCACTTTGAGGAGTACGGTCGCGATCTTGGTATCGACGAAGCGAACTACGATGATCCTGTCGCGCTGGCTGACGCGGTCAAGCGTGCAATCGATGCGAAGGCGTTGGAAAAAACTCGCGAGTCGGATCGGCTGAACGGTGGCGCTGTCGCGAAAATGGGCGAGGCTGGAAACGTCGACGAGTTGGTTGAAGTCGAATCTATCGAGGTGGCGACGGAGGCGTATAAGGAAGCTGTTCGGACGCACGATCGTCTTGAGTCGGATCGTCGCAAATGGAAAACGGCGACTGAGCACAATGCTGGCTTAGAGCCTGAAATTGCATCCCTCACGAGCGAGCTGGCTTCTATCTGTGGTCCTAGTCTTGATCCGGGGGCGATTCGTGGCGCTGCGTTGCAAGCTCTCGAAATGGTTGATTCAGCTCGCAGGGCGTTGAAGGCTGCGGAGGAAGAATACGATCGACTGCAAGGCACCTTTGAAACTGCGCTCGGGATCAGGGCATCGATCGAACGCTTGCAGAAGGGGATGGTTGCTGTCGACTTCGACAATCCGACCGAGTTGGATATCGCTAATGCGTACCGGGAGCAGCGAGACCGGATGGAGGCGTTGCAAAGTGTTTCGAATCGGGAGCGTCGTCGCGCTGCATATGCCGAGGCTCAGTCAATGTCCGAGCAGGCAAGTGCGGCTGCGGATGCTTCGCTTCGTGCTCGGGTTGCTGCGAAGCGTGTTGTCGAGGCTGTCAATGAAATATTGCCCAGCGGGGACATAGAAATTCGCGAGAGCGAGTTGGTCGTGTTCGAGGAGTCGCGTGGTAAGCACGTTCCGTTGGACGAGCTGTCGACCGGTCAGCGTTGGGAGATTGCCATCAAATACGCGATCCAATCGGTCGGGGTTGGTGGCGTGATTGCGCTGAGCCAGGAGTCGTGGCAAAGCATGGGCGACGTTTTGCAGGCCAGGGTTCGTGCTCTGGTTACGGCTGCAAACGTTTGGATTGTCTCGGGCAAAGTCGGTAGCGGTCCGTTGCGGGTCGAGTAAATTGAGACGCTTTGGCGTTTGGCTCGGCTTAGTAGGCAGGGGGTTGGTCGCTTGAAACTTGGAGAGATTGCTATGGCTTTGAAAACGAATGAAGAAAACGGGGACGGGATCCTGTCGCTAACTCGAAAGGCTGGGGATAAGATCGTTTTCGGAAACGTCACGATCTACTTCGACAAAATCACTGGCACACGGTGCAAGGTTCGGGTCCGATGCCCACGGGACATAAAGATCACTCGTGGCGAAGTAGAACGGCTTCCGGGTGGCGTCGACGTTGAGAACGCTGTTGCTCAGGATGAGGCAGCGGAACATGCGGCTGGTCAGTACAGCATGGCTCGATTCAGGGAGGAGCAACGCAGGAAGTTCGAGGCTGAGTACCAAGGGCGGTTTCCAGAACAATCTGCAGAACGTCGGGGGGCTGACCAACTTCGGATGCTCGATCAGGTCGCTGCTCAGAACGCGGTCCATCCTGCTTCCGTGATGTCGCGTCGCGTTGGTGACTACGAGGTTCGCGGGAATGAGTACGTTGCTTTTGCTATCAACGTAAAAAATCCGAAGGACAATCATTTCTATCACATGAGCAATGTGCCGTCTGCGGATGACACGGCGTTTACTCGTTGCGTGCGTCGCTGTACCCCTCGGGGGCGCGACGATCATTTGGTTGGTATCGGCGAAAACGAAAGCGGTGAGTGAAAGTGACCACGATTGATACTGATGTGCTCAAGAGTTTGGCTGGTCCAGTTCTGTCTGCGACCAGCAATGAGTTCTCTACCAGGAACGGATGTATACGCATTGTCGCGTCGGGTGATTCGTTTGTGCTTGAGGGTGGAACGTTTGACACTCGGGTTAAGGCTTCGGCTGCGAATCGCGAGGGTGGTAATCTAAATGCGTTGGTCGCAAAGGATACGCTGGTCAAGTTTCTGTCCGTCATCGATTCAAAGTTCGTCACGCTCGTGTCGGACGGGAACGACTTGGTTGTGAAATCCGGGAGTGCTGAGTGGCGATTCCCAACGTACCAGTACGATCATGGTATTGGCATCCTTCCACTTTCCGGCGACAACGTGACAAGTGTAAGCATTGAGGCTCAGTGGCTTGGTGCGGCGCTCGGTGCGGCGTTGCCAATTGCCGACAGAACGCACGAGGTTCTCAGTGGCGTTCTGGTCGAAGTGTCGGGCTGCGACGCGGCTGGCGCTTGCGTGGTGCATATCGTGGCAACTGACGGGCGTCGCATGGCTGTCACGACTGGAGTTGGTATCCAGGCGAGCTGTCCGTTCAAGGTGGTATTTCCGATGCGGGTGATCCCTCTAATCACGAGTGCGATCAAACGGTCGGTTCTAATGAACGCTTTGGTTTCCTCTAATGGAAATTCGGTCTTGCTTGAAATGGGCGAGTACCTGTTTTCATTCGCTGCGTTGGGTGGAAGGTATCCGGCGTGGCAGAACGTGATGGCGGGGGTCAAGTCAAATTCGGACGCGAGGCTGGAGTGCAAGGATGCGATGCGTCTTGCAAAGCTATCGTCGCTGTGCTCGGACGTGGAAAGTCACGCGATCGAGTTGTCTGTATCGGACGGGAAATTGTCGGCTGTCGGAAAGAGCGAGGGGGCTGGTAAGTCGTCTGCTCATGCTTCGGCTGAAACGCGAGGCGATGCTTCGGAAGCGGTCGACGGGAAGTATTTAAGAGACGCTTTGGCTTCGGTGTCGGCTGAGGACATGGTGTCGATCGAGTTTGGTGACGCTGGCATGCCGATGGCAATCCGAACCGAAAAAGGTTATTGTGCGGTGATCATGCCAGTGAAAAAATCCTAGTAGCATTGGAGTTCGGTCGATGAATAAGCATGAAAAGTTGCCGGTTCTTAGCTTGTTGGTTGGTAGTCTCGTGTGCTGTTTTTTGTTGTCGGGTGCGATCTTAATCGTTCGAGATAATTTTGCTCATGCTGGCGCACAAGAAGCATCGGATGCTCAGGTGCTTGAAAGAGCCAGGGGCGACGTCGAAGTGTGGGATGTTGACATGATCTACGCTGGTTCTAGGTTACACGGCACGGTCCGTCGAACCATTCCAAAACCGAGGAGTGCTCTTGTCGATAGCGATCTTGGCTTGATCCCTGTTCTCGGGGCGCAGACCTGGACGGTTCAGCTTGAGTACGGTGGTGTCTGGATCGTCTACGATGCGACCGGCAGTGATGTGGCTGGCGGAATGTCGCAACAGGACGCGGAGGCTGCGGCGCGGCGTTATGCGTTGTCTCACGGCATTCGCCTGGGGGAGATTCGAAAGGTCGTAGCCGACTGGGAAAAGGAGTAGCGTCGTGAGTAATTCCAAGTCGTCGGGATCGGGCTGTACTGTTTTTGCGCTGCTGCTGTTTGTCACGCTCGCAACGCTCAAGCTGGGAGGTGCCATCAGCCTATCGTGGTGGTGGGTAACTGCTCCGCTTTGGGGACCGTGGGCGTTGCTCGTGGTGTTTTTTGCTCTGATCGCGATTGGAGTCGGTTCGATTGCTGTGGCAGTCGGGATTGGTGCTTGCTGTCAGTTTTTGGTTGACTTTATGAAAACGGTAGGTGATCCATGAAAAAGCCGGAATTCGATAACGACGGCGATGCTGATCTGGTATTCGAGACGTGGTGTGTTGGTGGCGCTGCGGTTTTTGTCGTGGCGTGCTTGGTTGGCGTCGTGTGGCTTATCATTCGATGGTGTACTTGACGGCGTTCGCGCTGTCGGTTGGTGGGCGACCAGCAGCATAGCCTGCGAAACGCTGAGATAAGTTGTGAGTGCTCTCGGAGTAAGGGCCGAAAAAACCACAAACTTGACGCGAGTTGGTTCCGGGAACAACACAACAGTCGCGTCGGACTTCCGGGAAAGAACGGACGGGGTCGGATCGATGCGATCTGCTGCACAACGTGACCAGGGCGCGATGCGTTACATCCGTTGGAACGTAGGCAAGTCGATAAGCAGGTATCCAATCCTGCCCGATCCCTTTTGGAAAGCTGAGACGCTGGTTCGATCGGCGCGGCTATAGATGAAAGTGTTTGTTTTGAATGTGCTCCTGAAAGGTGGCTACTATGCGGCGTTTGACTTCGCACCGAGTGAATAAACTAAACGAAGCCCTGGATATTCGCGTTGTCGATAATCCTGGTCAGGGCAATGCATGCCACGATTATGCGATTACGTTTGTGGACAAAAATCTTGGCGGGATCGAACGGTCGCCGATCAGCGATAGGCATGGTCGGAACTGCATCATTTCGTTTCAGAAAGGGGATGTCGATCAGGTTGGAGTGAACGGCATCAGCCAAGAGGCGTTGCTGGCAATTGTCGAGGATCGCTTGATTGGATTTCAGTCGGGGCCGTTCGCGTGCCGTGAGAATGCTGTCGCATTGACGAAGGTACAAGAGGCGATGATGTGGCTTCGCAAGCGGACCGAAGAACGGATCGAGCGAGGCGTCGAGGGCAAGCTTGAGGCGTAAACGAAAACTGAGATCAATCGGCTATTGAAAGGCGATGAGATGCGAAAAAAGTTTGAGATGACGGACGAGCAGTTGAAGACTCTTTTGGATTCTTGCAAGCCAACTCCTGTGATGAAGGTTGGATTTGTTTGTACTGGTCGAAGTGCTCAAGAAAACGCGAATGCAGCATGGGCTAGACTGGGTGAGCAAATGGGATTCGATCCGATGACAGTGCGACCGATCAGTGGTTCGAGCATGCAAGTATTCGAGGCGGAAGCGATCGAGCCAATCAAACCGTTCGAGCCGGTGGTATCGTTGATGATGGACAAAAGCAACGAGTTGCACGAGCTGCAATCGATATCGAGAGAGATTCGTGACGTTGTTTCCAAAGTCGGAGATATCTCGGACTGGCTGGGTGTCCATGAAAAAGAAATGCAAAGCGGCGCAGGCGAGTGCATCACGCGCCTGGATCATTCAATCGCTGAGCTTGAAGCGATCAAAGGCGTGATCGACAAAAAGGCGAGCGATCTGGAGAACGAAGTGTACGCGGAGCGTGAATCGCAATGCTCCAAGTAGAGTGCGATCAGTGCAAGCGGCGTTTTTGGGTCAAGGGGCACACAACTCCTGACTCATGGGACGAGCCTGGGGAGGTCGTTACCGAACTTGAAGTCAGCGATGAACCTTTGTGTGCCTGCCTGATGGAAGGCGGTTCGTTCGCTGTTGTTGACGAGAGCCATCCATCTTTCGATGATGACGTTATTTAGCTTTGGGGGGATCATGAGTTTTGAAAACGTTCCGATCGTTCGGCTGACTGTTCAAAAGATGGCTTTTGCAATGGATCGGGCGCTAACCGAATACGAGTGCGTCAAGGACGAGCAAATCAAGGAAGCAATCGCTAAGGCTTGTGAGCCTGCTCGAATCCAAGAGATACTTGATCATGCGTTGCGAATCGAGGTCGACCGCGCGGTCAATGAGTCTGTGAAGCAGTTCTTTGGATACGGCGATGGTCGAAAGTACATTGTTGATCGAGTGACTCAAAAGTTGAAGGAGTCGCTGAAGGAAGAACGCAAGAATTCGAATGTCGATGAGAGGGACGTGATCACTCGGGAACAATTGGATAGGCTTTCCGTTCGAGCTAGGAAGGTTTTGATGCGGAACGAGTTCGACTTGTTTTCGCAAGTCAACGAGGACGATCTTGCGGAGTGTCGCAATTGCGGTAGCAGTACGATCATCGAGATCATGAGATGGGTGAAGAGTGAAGCGGAAATCTTGAGCAAAGGAGAACAACAGGAAACACCTAAAAGCGAGCAGGCCAACGGTGAGCCCGTCAGGGATGGCCAGGAATCCATCGAGACCGAATAAGTGGATTCTATATCGAAGTCGGAAAGCAGCGGCTATCGATGAATGTAGAGGTTTTGGGGGGCACGAAACAACCGGCGAAACGGACCTGCATCAGCGATGTAAAGCTGCGCAGGAAACCGGTCGTGGACGCAAAATGGTTTCGGAGGCTTGGCATCCGGGGAGACGGAGGGAACGTCAGCCAGTGGCGTGACAGCCAGAGAGAAGGCAAGGGTCGGCGGCGTGGTGTGCAACACGCGCAGCCTGAGGCTGTGATTCCCTGGTTCAATGAACCGACTGAAAAGCGGGATGAATTGAATCAGTGTGAATTTGATGCAGGTTCGAATCCTGTCCGATCCATTTTTTTTAATCAGTGGAGTTTGGGAATGGAAAAAACGATCTATCACGGACGCTACGTTGCATCGAGCAGCGGGGCGATTTCAAACGCGGAAACTGGGCGAGTGCTTCGCGGCGGGAGAACGTCGAAGGGGTACTTGTCGGTTTGTCTCTATGACGGGTCGAGTCCAAAGCGACCGAAGTCTTTTATGATCCATCGTCTTATCGCGGAGGCGTTCTTGGGTGATGGTGATGGCAGGCAGGTCAATCACAAGAACGGCGATAAAACGGACAACCGTCTTGAGAATCTCGAATGGGTTACGCTTCAAGAAAACATTGATCACTCTCGGCAGGTGCTCGGCAAGACTCAGCACGGCGAGACAAATTCGCGATGTAAGATTCCTGCGGATGTGGTGGTGCAAATTCGAAAGAGGGATCGGACGGCGCGATCCTGGGCGGAAGAACTTGGTTGCAACA